GCAAACCTGTTTGTTTCATACTTGAAAGACCTAAGATGGAACCTTAGGCACCGCGATAAGCCACCAGCGATTAACTATAGGGGGGAGACTCCTTTAGAGGTTGCTCGGCGCGTTTTCGATTTCATGGTGACCACTCTTACAAAGTTGGAGGCCATTAGAAACAATGCTAAATGAGTCTCAAATGGAAAAGATGGAGGAACACCTTCTTATAGTGAGTACGCTTTTTAATGAATATAAAAAGCATAGGACCAACGGGGACTATGTGGCTCTTACAGAGGCGATGGTTGGGCTGGAGATTTTCTGGGGAAGGATGATGGATCCATGGTAACGGAGCTGGTCGAAAGGCGCGCCGAGTTCGTCTACAACGGGGCTAGGCTGGCTGCAATGGCTGCAACTGCCCCGATCATCCCCGTTGAATGGGCCGAGCGTGAGGAGCCATTCAAGGCTCAGTTCCGCAAGGTCATCGAGCGTCAGGGTGGCGAGGATCGCTCGATGTCACCCGAGGAACTTCATGGCAGTTGGATGCAAGCCTACTACGCCATGGGATGGGTCTATGGCGAGAAGTACGATCGTGAGGCCAAGATCCACCCGGATCTAGTCCCCTACGCGAAGCTGGGCCAGTTGGAGCGCGACAAGGATGCTGTATTCGTGGCGCTCTGCGAGATTGCAAGACAGTGGATCTACTAAACCAGAAAAGCCTTGACAGGGGGGGTATAATAGTGGTAGTGTTTATGGATGATAAAGAAACTTTTAGGTCTCTTCTTCCTCTCACTAACAATGGGATGCCAGGATTTCCCCTCAGTCGGTGGCCCCTCCCATTTACCATCCCCATCCCCATCTCCATCCCCATCCCCATCCCCATGGGGGGTCCCCCCTCTACGAGTTATAGGCCAACAATTTCAACCCCCTTTGATGGGAGTGGTGGGGTGTTGTGGTTCACGAGAGTGGGGGAGCGGCTGGCCGTTAGCCTCCGAGAGCTTCTTAGACTTGATCTACGCCCACAAGGGGAACTACGTTCATATAAGGACTGGACCCTTCTCAGAGCAGGCTCCACAGGGGAGACAATACGCAGCGGACAGGATCATACCCCTTCTCATAGAGACAGTGAAGATGGCGATGGAGAGGGGGATCTACGTGGAGGTGGATACGGTAGATGCGTGGGTCCTTGAACGGCCGCATCTAAGCTGGTGGAATGATTCTTGCAAGGTCCTCTCCGGTCCACCCCAGAAAAGACATATCGACTGGGTTGACACCCTGGTGGAGGCCCTCGGACCCTATCCTAATGTGTTTTTTCAGATAGGGAATGAAACCTTTGACTGTCAGGGGATGCTAGTCCCTGAGTGGGAAGAGGGGATTAGGGATGCTATTAAAGAGGCTTACAGGAAGCGGGGAAGGGTGGCCCCGCCTATCGGGACGAACTCACACGACCCATTCCTGGAGTCTGAAATGGACTACATTGCAAGGCATGGGGTGTATGTGGTTAGTCCGGGAGCTGGACCTACTATTGTCAATGAATACAACCCCAACCCTCCCCTTACCGCTTCTAGATGGCGCGAACTGGCCATTGCAAACAAAAGAAATGGAGTAGCCTTTATGCTTTGGAGACACTCTATGGGCGATGTGGAGTTTGAGAAGGCCCTCCGCTTCATGAGGGAAATCATTGAGACGCCCTAAGAGCCCGAAGGGGATCTTTATAGACATAAAGAGAAGGTATCTCCCCGAGCTTCCTGAGCTTGAGAAGGTCACCTTTCGATTCATAGAGCACAGGGCAGAGGGAGACTGGATAGATACTAGAGATGAAGAGGCTTGCGTGGTGAAGGGAGAGGACGGGATGTGGCATATAGAAATAGACACTTCCCTCAAGGACTTCCCAAAGTGGCTCTACCTAGTATTAACCCATGAGTGTCTTCACATTGTCTTACCCAATGCTGATCATGGTGATAAGGATTGGAACAGGGCGGTTAGACAGTTGACAGGAAAGGGCCTCCTTGGCCGGGTGATTTAGAATGGATATCTTAGAGTTAGCAGTAAAGTACGGGGCCTCGGGGGTCTACCTTTTTGGTGTATGGGTCCTCTGGAGGGCTAATGTGGATGCCTCTAAAAAGTACGAGGCCCTCCTTGAGAGGGTGGTAACACAGCTTACACTCTTAAATAAGGAGTTGGGGGATCGTCATGACGCGGAGTAAGACTCAGCAAGAAAATGAAGACAGGATGATGGAGGAGCTTGACCGCCTTAGAAAAAATCTAGTCAAGGCTAGTAGAAAGAAGAAGAAAAAGTATGCTTAGCTGTAAGAAGGGTGTGAGTATCATAGGGCTCAAGCCGGAGCTTTTGGTTGGCATCCACTTCGCGGAGAGGATCTGGGAGGAGCACGGGCAGGTGCTTACTGTTACTGCTGTAGTGGACGGCGTGCATACCTCTAACTCGTTTCACTACAAGGGTTTGGCCTGTGATCTTAGAACCAAGGATCTTCCAGATGAGCCCACTAAAGACAGCATCTTTGCTCAACTTCAAACCATCCTAATACCACTAGGGTTTGATGTTCTTTTAGAAGATAGGGGTGGGGTTAATGAACACATACACTTAGAGTTTGATCCTACTTAAGGGGGGATTTGAAAGGATGACGAAAAAGCCAGTAATTTGTCTCGATGCAGATGGAGTTCTACTGGACATGGCCTCTGTGTGGATTGACTTTATCAACAAGCGCTTTCCCTCCAAGATAGAGGTAAAGGTTAGGGATATAGGGCACTGGGATCTAGAAGAGGCCTTTGGCCTCTCACAAGAGTACATCTCTCAGCTTTGGACCTACACCTATCAAAGAGAGATTCCTCCCTATGATGGGGCAAGGGAGTTTGTTTCTGATCTTAAAGTTCTAGGCTTTAATGTTGTAGTGGTTTCAGCGAGGTCAAAGGCAGATGAAGAGGCGAAGAAGACCCTCATTGACGTGGTTGGGGTGGATGAAGTGGTTTTTAGCAACCAGAAGGCGGTCATCATAAAAGAGTTAGGGGGTATTCTTATGGTGGATGATAAGATAGGGAATGCCATTGATGTAGGTATGCACTCTGATGCGGACTCCCTCCTCCTAGATCGCCCCTGGAATCAGAGTCTTGACATAGTTTGTCCCTACAAAAGGGTGTTTGGTTATATGGATATTGCAAAGTGGATAGGGGGCAAATAAAATGGAAGACTGCAACGTCACTGATTGTCCTGTCTGTGCGGCAAACAGGAAAGAAGAATTGCGGAGGGTTGAACCACCACCCTCCATAGGTGTATGGACACTAGAAAATGGAAGAAGGAGTGGTGGTGAGGGCGAAATTCTTATGAAGGATCCCCTTACAGGTGGAGAGAAGGGTGCTAAGCAGGCCGAGTGGGGGCTCCTTCCATTCGCAGAGTTGAACCAAGTTGCAGAGGTGTACGGATATGGGGCTACTAAGTATGCTCCTAGGAACTGGCAGAAGGGTTATTCATGGACCCTGAGCCTGAGCGCTCTTGGTAGGCACCTCGCCCTCTGGGCCTCGGGAGAGTCTAAGGATAAAGAGTCCGGCCTTTCCCACCTTGCTCACGCCTGCTTTCATCTTCTTGCCCTTATGTACTTCGAGAAGCATCATCCTACTCTAAATGACATCCATCTCGATTGATCGCCCTTTTTATAGTTCTGGTCTTCCTCCTTTTCGTGGAGGAAGATAGAAAGCTTAGGTATTAAGAGGTATTAAAATGTTGGCCATTCTACTTGTCGTGAGTCTAACCCAGGGAGCCCTCCCCTTTTCCTGTGATGGCAAAAGTGGTTGGGCCTTTTCACCCTACCCCAAGGTCCTACTTACAGTTGCCCATCTTAGCTCAACTGGAACTTGTACATACGAGATAGATAGGGAAAGGCACTCTGCCAAGAGGCAGTGGGTAGACACAAAAAGGGATCTCGCTCTCTTCAACACAGAAACAGAAGAGGAGATCCCCTTTAGCCATAGGGTGAAGATAAGTAGAGACAAGCCAGAGGAGACTGAAGAGCTTTACTACAAGGGTATGGTAGACAAAGGAGTAACCACTACCATAGTAGGTAGATACTTAGGTGAAAACCTAGAGGGCTTCCTCGTCATAGATGGATGGGTCTATCCCGGGTCTAGTGGGAGTCCTATCTGGAATAAAAAGAAAGAGGTAGTAGGTATCATTTTAGGTGCTGTTCAGTGGGCATTCCCCCCTATGGCTGAACGATTGAGAGCGGGGGATTCACTAAATGATAATCTTCTCCTTCTGGAGAGAAAGGCCATTTTGAAGTCCGCGGTCTATGGTTGGCCCCTAAAGACGGGTCTTCCATCCCCACCTAAGAAGGAAAAAAAGGAAAAGAAGTGAAAGGAAGGTTCATGACTGGAGTTGGAACGTGTGTCAACTGTGGTGATCCCTTTGAACGTGGGTATGGATTTGCCCTAAGTGAAACCTGTTCACTGTGCGAATCATATGAGAACAGGTTCGTAGATGGTAACGATGACCCTCTTACATGGAAGGGGCCTGATGATCAATAAAAGGATCCTTATATGGGACATAGAAACCTCAAATCTAGACGCAGACTTTGGTACACTTTTAGCGGTGGGGTTCAAGTGGCTAGGCGAAAAGGTGGTGACGGTTCTCTCTATAGCCGATTACCCGGTCTTTGCCACCCAACCGTGGAATGACCGTCAACTAGTAAGGGATTTTCTCAAGGTGTATGTAAGTGCGGATCTTACAGTAGCATACAACGGGGTCTTATTCGATAAGCCTTATCTAATGGCGAAGATAATGGAGCATGGGCTCCCGGTTCCCCCTAACATCCCTGTTCAAGATCCATACTTCACGGTGAAGTCGAACTTTCGTCTCTCACGAAAGAGCCTACAAAACACCGCATACTTTCTTGGGCTCTCCAACGAGAAGACACCAGTAGAGGGAAGGATTTGGAAGCGTGCAGCCACTGGGCATAGACCCTCTATTAAGTACATAATAGACCACTGCGAGGCGGATGTTCTCGTGTTGGAGGAGCTTTATCTCAGGTTGCGGCCACTCATGCGAACTCACCACAGGGTCGGCTTTGACCTTGGGCATTGTAGGTTTTGCAATTCTTCTAGACTTCAATCCAGGGGACTGGCAGTCTCCAAACTAAAGGGCCAACAAAGAAGGGTACAGTGTAGAGACTGTGCTGGGTGGGATACTAGGACCATCAAGGAGGTAGAGAAGTGGCTAGAATGAATGTTGGTTTTTACTTTGATGACTCTCAGAGGTATGGAAATAAGACTAGGGAGATAGCAAAGTCTTCAAACACCCATTACGCTTGGTGTTGGAGATATGCGAAGAACGCCGACGACCCGCCTGAGGTTTGGCTCCCCGGCCTCCAGGCCTCCTGTCAACGTGCAGTAGAGGCAGGAAGGAGAATCCACCTCAACATAGACATGACATGGCCAACGCCGATTGATGATGTCTTTAAGAAGCTTCTTCCATTTAAGGATAATGTCGATCTCGTGGAGGGTGCCGACGAGCCAAAGTGGAATCTAAGTGCTACCACTTCTCAGCTTAGGGCTATTAGACAGTCGATGCGCCGCACGGGCTTTGGCATAAAGCCCATTGGTATTGTCTATAGCACCGACCAGTTTCCAGTAAAGCCCGGCAAGATACGACCATATGATTCAGCGGATTGGATTGGCGTCGAGGCCTATATCAAGCCCCCAGGTGATCATAATTCCCCCTATAATGTGGCTGCCATGGAGAAGTATCTAGGCAGGGCTTTGGGGGAGGTAGAAAGGGCACGCAAGTTGGCGGTAGTAATACCAATGGCATACTCTAGAAATTATGAGTGGAGGGGTATTGGCCACCCTGACATAAGGCGCTGGCAGGGTCCCTATCTAGAGCCTGACTCAGCCCCCTGGCGGCAAGCAGTCAAGACCCTAGTAGACCTTCAACAGCCTATTTATGATATGTGTAAGGACAACAAAAGGGTGATAGGGATGAATTTCTTCAGTTGGGAGAGATGGTCTGGAGCTAGGGAATACCACGCCTTAGCTAAGGAAGTTCTCACAAAAGGAGCCCTCGCTTGCAAGCTTTAGTTTTGATGCTACTGCTTCAGGTTAATCCTGGATGGATGAAAATGGAGTCGAAAGGCGCGGCTTATAATGAGGTGGTTGAGCAATTTAAGGAGGACTACTTCGAGGTGCAGGCTGTCACTGCTCCTGGCACATGCGTAGTGTTGGATATATCAGACCTTGGGTTATCGGTTTCTGGCGAAAGGGCTCTGGCCCTTACCATCTTTGGGATGAAGGGGTGCTTTGTAGTTAGGGTAGACTGGCGCGCCCTCCTCTCAGTGCCACCCCCGATTCGTAGGCTGGTAGCAGTCCATGAGGCTTGTCATTTACGACATGTTGTAGACCTAAAGAGCCACATTGATTTGACACCTGGAAGGAGACACTTATTGGAGGCGGACGCAAATCGCTGTGCGACGCTTTATCTAGCCAGTAGGACTAACTAATGGAGGTAAAGGGGTGACCACCGCCAGGCTCATCATCCTAGCCATAGTTGCATACTGCATAATAAGCTGGGTATTTCTTGTCTAGTGGACTTCTTTGCAAGACTTGCCCACTTATTTCTTATAAGCCTACAGGTTATGTTGTGGGCCGTGGCGACCCTAAGCTTGGGGTTGTTATTGTCGCGGAGGCCCTCGGAGAGGAGGAGGCGGCGGCTGGGGACATACTCGTGGGAGGCGCTGGTAAGGTCTTTACCAGGATGCTCGAAAGAACAAGGGACCCAGACACGGGATTCCTCCTTGAGAGGAGCCAGTTCGCCCTCGCCAATGTCCTCTCCTGCCGACCCCCTGATAACCACCTCACCGGAGCACCCTATGAGCTTGGGGCCATTAACCACTGTAGACCACACCTTGAGGGACTCCTCGAAAGATGGAAGCCGAAGGTCATTCTCACACTGGGGAACCAACCTTTAAGGTGGTTCACTGGTGAGTGGGGAATTGAGAAGCTGAGGGGCTACATTTTTCAGAGCAAGTGGGGACCGGTGATCCCCACTTACCACCCTTCCTATATTATGAGGGGCAATTTTCACCTTGCCAGGGTGTGGCAGAATGATCTCAAGCGAGCCCTATATGTAGCACGCTGCGGGGTGCCTGTCCTAGAAAAGCATTACATCCTCCGGCCCTCCCCCATGGAGGTGGAGAAGTGGGTGCAAGAATACCTAGAGACCCTAAAGAAAGACCCCACAATAACTCTCGCATTCGATATCGAGACCCCCCATTCTAGTATGTTCAAGGATGACCTCATAGATCCTGAGGTCGAGGAGATAAATCTAGAAGATGACCCTTCCTACACGATCAATAGAATCTCGTTTTCGTACTGTTCTGGAGAGGCGATTACCTTTCCATGGTGCCCCCCTTTCTCAGACTATGCACGTCTTGCACTGGCTTCTTCAGGGGAGAAAGCCGTCTGGAACCAACACTTCGACTGCCCCCGTCTAGAAGCGAATGGGTGTGAGATAAATGGACCACTCATCGACGGAATGGATGCTTGGCACTTCAGGGAACCGGCCCTGCCAATGGGACTCAAATACGCAGCCACCTTTGACTGTCCAGATATGCCAGCGTGGAAGCTATCGAGCAAGTCGGAGCCAGAGTGGTACAGCGCGGCCGACAGTGATGTACTGTGGCGAGTTCTGGCTAGAACCAAGAAAGTTTTAGAAGAGCAGGGCCGATGGGGGGTCTTTGATAAGCACTTCATTCAGCTAACCCAAGTGCTCAAGGCAATGACTAGAAGGGGCATCCAAGTGAGTCAGGAAAAGCGAGTGGAGGCAAGGGGGAGGTTTGAGGCGAGGTATCAGGAAAAGCTCGCGGAGCTTGCGCCTCTTATACCACTCAAGGCGAGAAAGCTCAAGGTCTATAAGCTCTCCGAAGAGACACTAATAAAGAGGGGCCTTGATGTGAACACCATGGTGAAGGTGAAGGTCATGGAGAAGGTGAAGCATAAGCATTGTTTCACGTGTGGTGATTATGAAAAGGGGTTGGTTGCTTGTGTCTGCGCTCACACTAAGGCCCGCCCTAAGTCCTTCAAGTGTGAGTGTCACCCTAAGGTGAAAAAGGAAAGGAAGAGGAATGATCCTAAAGTGCCCAGTATGCTATGAGATTATCGAGTATGTTGGAGAAGAGAAGGTAAAAGGGCTCCTCTATCTACACCAGAGTCCTAACAAGTTGTCCCACTGCTCTGTTGGGGGTAAAGAGGCGGAGATGATTAAGGTGACCAAGTATGTCTAAGTCCATGGGCTTTGATTGTCATAAGGTTGGTCATGTTCCAATAACGGAGCTGGCCATGGATGTCTACATCCTCGATGGTTACCCACATGTGGGGGCGATTTGTAAAAAATGCAAATGCACCTACATGGTACAGGTAAGTGATGCGAAGATGGAGGTGTCTACCTTAGTAGACGCTAAAGGGGGGAAGGTTGTCAAAGAGTCCTAGCGACATGAACGCAGAGGAGTTTGTCTCCTATGGACTAGCGAGGGAGCATCTAGATAGGGGTCGCTCGGGGCTTAAGCAGGACCTCCTCAAGGCCTTCTATCGAGAGGACTGGCTCATAGTAGCAGACATAGCCCTTACCCTAAATCAGGCCCCCAAGTGACCTCCTCCTCTGAGATGGTGGAGGTGGAAAGATGGGCCACCCCTCTCCCCTTCAATCCTGGTTCCACCAAGGATGTCCAGGCCTACCTCAAACTAAAAGGCTATCAAGTCCCCAAGCATAGAAAAACCAAAAGGCCCACTGTCAATGCAGAGGCTATCAATCGCCTTCGATATAAATTCCCCACCGACCCCGTTCTCAAGGCCCTGAAGGAGGCGAAGGACCTAAAAGATGGGGTGGGGGCCTTTAAGGATACCTTTGTAGGGAGGGACGGTAGATTTCATCCCAGATATACTATAGTAAAAACAGGAAGACTGGCCTCAAAGGCCCCGAATGTGATGAACATTCCTCAGGGTAGGGAGGGGCCAGGGTCAGTCGCTTATGAAGTAGCTCAGGCAGTACGCTCGACTATAATCCCAGAGGAGGGATGGTTTTTCCAGGAGCGTGACTGGAAAGCAATAGAAGCCCTCCTAGTAGGATACTTCGCGGAGGATCCCCTCTACATGGAAGCCGCGAGGAAGGGGGTGCATGACATATTTGCAAGCCACCTTCTGTATAGGGATGGTATTATCCCTAAACCGATTCACCCACAAGACCCCAAGCTGCCTGAATTCATCGAGTGGCTCAAGGCAAATCATAATGATGTGCGGGCTAGGGCGAAGAAGCGCATTCACGGTGGGTCATATGGCCAAGGTATTTATAACATGGCCCTCGATCTGGGTGTGAGTGTGGCTGAGGTTAAAAGGCTCGACCTTATCTATGAGGAGATGGCACCTAAGGTAAAGAAGTGGCAGGAGACAGTTAGACTAATGGCTCACACAGAGGGCAAGCTCACTAATCCCTTTGGCTATTCCCTTTCATTCTTCGAGGTCTTTAGGAAGGAGGGAGAGAAGTGGGTTCTCGGGAAAGAGGCTAATGAGGCCCTCTCCTGCCTCCCTCAGGGCACTTGCGCGGCTATGCTGAGGGAGTGCCTCGTGGATTTGTCAAACCACCCGCTCCACGGGAAGATTTTCTGGCTCCTCATCCCAACCCATGACGCGATCACCACTATGGTGAAGATGGGCTGTGGTCAAGAGGCAGGTGGAATTGTTCGCGCCTCGATGGAGAGACAGTGGCCGCAGCTTGGGGGGTTGATGGTCGAGACCGACGCTAAGGAGGGGATTTCGCTTGGAGAGATGCACTAAGGACTTGGGCTCCTTAGGGAGCCTCCTCCATTACATAGCCAGTAAGGTCTTCCTTCTCTAACTTGTTCATCTTATAGTCACTTTCAGGTCGCTTCTTCGGGAACAGATCCTCACCATCCTCCCTTAGCCTTCTTCGACGTTCTGTCTCTTTGATAGTGCCAGCCACCTTTTCAGGAAGGGGTCTTCCATCCTCCATCGCCTGAGCCTTGGCAAAGTCAGTGGCTTCATCTCGGATGTTTGCCATCTCTCTCTGGACGAAGAGGATCTTCTCGTCGTCGGTGTATGCGGGGTCGCTAATGATGGGGAGGATTCTTTCAGGCACCTCCGCTCGGATCACACTGTAGACATCGGCGTCATACGCTTTATCCCCTGTGGGACCCACCAAGAACTTAGTGACATCCCCCACCTTTTTATAGTGCTTCTCGACAAACCTTTCGAGAGGTGCAAGCTCTCTTCCAAGAAGCACCCCAGCTCTGCCCTTAAGGTTTCCCGAGAAGGGTGAAAAGGCTGGAGCTGCCTCGGACCTAGCTCCAGGGATATTCGACTCTAGCCCCCTCTTGAACCCACTTACCACTGAGGTATCCCCCCTTTGTGGAAGGTCCCCCCTCCGCATAATGGACTCCTCGATCCTGGTGTTCTGGGCGAGTTGCCTTGCAAGATCCATAAGTGGCCCACCCATGGTAAAGCCCTTTCCAATTTCATGGGAGAGCTTTGTTACCCCTGCCTTAAAAGATCCTTCCTGAATGGTAGAGTTGATAGAGTTCCAGAGGTCTGAGGGGGTGTACCCGCCAAAGCGGGAGCCAGAAGCGGCCTCAGCTTCCTGGGCTAGGTTGCTGAATCCTGGATAGCTTTCATACTTATCGGATTTGTGGATCTTTCTGGCAACCACATCGCCAAGCATCATCGCCCAGCCAAAGGGGCCAGCGGCGGCGCGCAGGTCGAACCTTCCATCCATGACCTTGGGCCGGAACCAATCCTCTCCAGTATCCTTCCCACCATCCTTCTTGATCTTCCAATCCCTATAGGCCAGTCCCGCGCCGAACAACATAGCAGAAGTGGCCATGAAGTTGTTAAGCTCAGTGGTTGGCACTACCCCCCTTTCTCGCATTTCCTTTAGGGAGCCTTTTAGCTCTTTATGGGCCTTTCTTGCAGATGTCTCGGTGATTGTAGCGCTTGTTAGGTCTGCCCTAGTCGCTGTTCCAGCCTTTACGTCAAGGCGAGTTTGGTCTGTCTTAGCTTCGGCCACCTTAAGATCTTTAGCAGCACCGAGAAGGGCCTTCACTAGCCTTGGCTTTTCCTTAGCCATCTCCATTCTGGGGTTCAGGAACTTAGCCACAGGCACCTTATCGAGAAGTGGAATGCTCTCAAGAAGTCCCATCATTCCATTGGCGAAGGTGGCATTATTGTACTTCATGGCAATCCAGGCAAGTGGGAGCCTATCGAGGAATTCGATCCCCTTCTTCATCCACTTAGTAGGAGCCTGTGCTGCGTAGGAGCGTCTCAGGGCAATATTCGAGGAATCGCTCACTGCATCTTGGAGGGCACTTTCAAAGTCGAGGTTGCCTTTCTGTTGGGTGGCTAATGTCTTAAGCTCCTCAAAGGAGTGAACCCCCACCCTATCCATGAAGGGCTTTAAGTGTAGGTAGATCTGGGCAACCCTCGACACTCTATCATGGATAAGAGAGGCCATCATGAGCTTCTGGGAGACTCTCTCAGTTGAGGTAAGATTGCCACCAGTTTTTGTCCCAGTTCCGGTAAGATGCCAGAGTCTCTCCTGGTTTCCCTTTGAAAGGTTTTGTCTAGTAATTTCCTGAAGAGCCCCCACTTCCATGGAGGTCCCGCCCTTTGCAAGCTTTCCCGCCAGTGATGGATTCAACGCCTCAAGGCTATCTCCGAAAAGGGAAACGAGATCAATAGTGGACTTCTTGTCCAGGATGTTCCACAACTTTCCCCTAGCTCCCATCCTACTCTTAGCCTCTTTGTTACCAAGGCCCGACTTAAAGACATCCGCCACTAGCTCTTGTGTAGAGAGAATTTTACTATACAAGATATTGTTGAGTGTGGTCTTTAGTTGGGAAGCCCTGGAGGCAAGGTCGATGGTCTTCATGGTCTGTTCAGTGGAGCGGAGAGTCTCGCCTGGGGTAGTGACAAGAGCCCTACCATAAGACCCTACTGCCCTGATAGGAGCGGTGATGGCCTGAAGGCTGATAGACCCCTCTTCGGGGTTACCACCTATTTTCTTCCCTCTAGTTTCGAGATCGGCGATTACTGCATTGATTATTCGCTGGGTGCGGGGACCCTTTTGCGCCCTGCCGGTGAGGGTCAGTGCAGCCTCTTTTATTGCCTTGTAGGTATAGTCAATCCTACCTGCTATTACACCATCTATGATGTTAAGGGCTCGCTCCTGTGTAACCCCACCACCCAAGGCTTCAGCCGCTCTAATAGCCTGCTCTTCCCTTATTCTAGAAATGGCATCCGCCGACCCACCCTCGGTGTGGCCTTTTGCCACCTGGCCGAGGAAAAGCTGCTTCTGAGCCTCAAGCTCGCTATTGGAGGTTTCAGAAAATGGTCCCTCTCTCTCTACGTGGGGGGGTTTCTTAGTGGGGGGAGCTTCACCCATTTCAAGGCTCTCTCGATTTCCCCCCAGAGGTTTCTCTTCAGGTGGTAACTTACTAGCTAATACAGCGGAGTCATCTCCTCTTCCGACCTCAATTGGAGTGGGTACTCCTTCTCTAACATGGCGAGGTCCTTTGCCACTTGCGGGGAGTTCTTCAGTCCCTTCAAATAGGCGATCAAGATACTTGGATCCAACTGGTTCGACCTTTCTGGTAACACTTCTAACCTCCTCAAATATTTCCCCAATCCCAAGGTCATGTGCATCCTTGACCATTCTATCATAGATGTCTGACTTTATTACACTCTCAAAGCGGCTGCGAAGTTGGGCAAAGCGGTCGCCCCCTCCAGTCATATCGTGCGCGGTCTTATGATCGGCAACGTGGACCATCTCATGCAGGACTACGGCGATGTTTCTATGAATGAAGTCACTAATGAAGGCTTCTTTGGTTGCCCAGACTCCTTCAAAGTAGTTTGCAGGAAGCTTTGCACCACTAGTCGAGGATACACGGCCATGACTGTCCACTTGTCTAGTGTTCAATGATGTCGCATCTCTGTACATTTCAGCGAAGATGGTAATGGGGTTGTATTTAACTTTCACTCCCCGAGTGTAGGCATATGTTCGAGCCTTATACTCAAGTTCATGTTTACTGGCCCTGAGTCTTGTACCCTGCTGACCCACCAACAACCCAGAGGCTTCCAGAGTTTGCTGGATTCTCCAAGCAACACTCCTTTGCCATGCTGTTATAATAGCTGCGTCGGGGCTATCGGCAAATTCTTTGAGAGCCTTTTCCACTTGATTCCCAGTAAGCCTGTCTATGATCCCCCTGAAGAAAGGAAGAGCAGGTGTAGGAGTCTTAGAGGAAAGGGTCTCAGAGCCAGTAAACTCTTCTGGAAGATCAGGAAGTGGGTCCTTCTTACTAAGTTCCCCCTTCTTACTAAGCTCCCTGTCAAATCTCTCTTGAATTTGCTTCTCTATGGGGACTTTAGGTGGAGTAAACTCTATTTCATCGACTAGTTGATTGGGGGTGGTTACCTCCTCAGGAGTGGCTACTACAGGGGTAATCGGCTTCCTTTTTTTCTGAAAGGCCTGCCTCAGTCCTGCCACCCCCGCTGCCCCCATCGCGGAGCCGCCAAGAGCTTGTCCTATCATATCCTGGGTGGTGGGGGTGAGCCCCTCTTTCTCGAAGTTTGCCCAAGCTGCCTGACCTTGTTCTGACCCAGCCTCGATACCAGTGACTGCAAAGAAAGTAGCCATTGCCTTGGCTGCTATTTTAGGACCACCGCCAAGAAGGAGAGCAGGTGCATAGGGGAGCTGGTTCATTGCATACTTTCCCAGTCCCTTAGCTACATTTGGAAATGCGTATCCGGCTGGCCCTGTAAGAATCTTACCAGCAGACTCTAGAAGACCAGGAGGTAGATTTTCTACCTGCTCTCCATAGGACTCACCAGGTATCCCCACTGCTGAGAGTCCTGCATGTCCTGCTGCTGAAAGGGGAATCGCCCCCATCTCGAAGGGGGCTGAGAGCATACTCTTTCCGGCATCCCACGCCCCCTTGGCCACCTCCCACTTATTGTCCATCGCATAGTTAGCAGCCCCACCTAGCTGCTCTAGAAAGGAGTATCCACCCTGCCCACCTGCTATGAGCTTTTCGACCTCCTCGATAGTAGGTGGTTGTGGAGAGGCCCAGTCAAAAGTTTGGACCCCGCCATCCTTTCCAGTGACGGTGATCTGACCCATTCTTAACTACTGGACCGGGACACCATTGTAGGTAACACTACGACCATCTTGGGTAGTGCCAACAGGAATGGAAGGTCCACCTCTTCGTTTGTTGGGTGGTGATACAGTAATAGGCTCCCCGCGCATACCCTGTTTGAATGCCTCTATAAACTCAGGTGTGCCAGGAATAAAGCCCACCTCCTTGAGATACTTACCCACCTTCACCGCCTGTGCTACAGGGTCAGGTGGATTGGGTGGTCGGTGGGGCCTCTGCGGCTTATTAGCATTGATCCTAGCAACTTCAAGAGCCCTTGCATTGTCCTCCGCGCTTACCTGCCCTCTTCCAGCAATTGCGGCCTGATCGGTAGGACTTACACCAAGTCCGCGAATGGCCGTCTCCATGGAGAGCGCCTGGGCCGTTTTCTCATCACCAATCATCTTCACTCTTTCCATCTCTTCGGCAGCCTTGAAGTCCTTTATATAGGAGCGAAGGGGAGCAGCATACCCTAGAAGGGTTGTAGCCTCCTTCGCGCTCACCTTTCCAGGTCCCTCTCCACCATCATTTGTGAGAGCTTCATTGTATTTCTGGGAGAGAGTCTGGATACCTTCGAGAATTCCCCTGGGAGCTTTCCCTACTAGCTTGTCGAGGTTAAAGCCCTCAAGTTCCCCTACCAAATCATGGGCCTCTTTGACTTGAAACTGCTCCATCTCGAAGTCCTTCTCCCTTGTCTTCATAAGCTGTTGATGCCTACTGTCAGCGAAACCTTTAGCAAATCCGCCCAGGGCAGCGCCGAGATTTTTATGCTTTCCACTAAGGGCAAGACCTACGCCACCAATGAGAAGAGGCAAAATACCCGACCACTTACCAAGCTTGGCTTGCGGGGCCTGTTTAATCCCCATCATCTCAGGGGGTGCGCCCATTTCATTACTATAGCCAGGTGGCAGTTCAGCCTGGACCACCTCACCTCCTGGATTATCAACAAGCCACTGTTGATCTGAGGTAGGTGGTCGCATTGGCATGTTTACATAAGGATTAACCAAGCTAGGTGGCGGAGGTCCCTCAGGCTCCTCGATAACCTCTCCACTTACGGGGTCAATGTAGGTGGGCATTTTTAGTGGGTCCTTTCCAGCTTCTTGACCTTCTTGTCAAGATCTTGCACGGCATTGATAGTGGTGGCGAGGAGGGAGCTATAGTCTACCATTCGCATGTCGTCGAGGTCCTTGGTCTTCCTCTTGGTTACCGCCTCAGGGATGATCTTTTCTAGTTCTTGAGCCATCACGCCGCTCATCTTTACACCCTTGGTGGAGTCACCCTTTCCATTATAGGTCCAGTCATAGGTCTTAAGTTTGGCCAGCTCTAGAAGGCCAGGTTCATGCTCTTTTATGTCTTCCTTGACACGGATGTCGGATGCGAAAATGGCAGCACTGCCAAGAGTACCAAGGGCACCAAACACACTTCCCCAAAGATTCGAGCCAGCCTGGTCAATACCTGCATCAATACCCCTAAGGCCAAGGTCATACTGATTAGCAATGGCATTTGCTTGATTTATATTAGATCCCTGTTGGTTGATCCCACCCACTCCAGTTCCAGCCGCACCCGTATACGAAGCCGCAGTTGGAATAGTACCACTACTAATGTACCTAGTAGCATCATTTACAAGGTTCTGCTTGAGCCCGGCCACCCCAGCAAACTTAGCCTGTCTAGCCTCAGCTATAGCCCTATCACGTTCTCCCCCAGCAGGCATAGACTCCATGATCTGCTTTTCAAGATCATCGTATCCACCTGCAATCTGTGAGGCAGGAGCGGCGAGGAGGCCCCAGCTTCTATTATTGGTCGGATTATAGGCATTGGCGAGCATATGAAACCCACCAGAGCCTACCTTACCTGCCTGACCACTTGGTCCTGTTGCCCTATCCGCCATCGGAGAACCATCATACGGTGAAGATACATCAACCCCAGCAGGTGGTGTGTATGTGGTACCATTTATACCACCCACAGTGTAGGGACCGCTCTCGACAGTAGACCCATTAAAGGAAACCTGTTGGCCATTTTTATTATAGTAGAGGCCAGTCCCAGGGCTGAACCAGATGGGGTTCTGATTATCCCCACCTACCTGTTGCATGTCTCCCCTATAGGTTTCCTTACTTAGGGCCTGTTGTAGACCCTTATCTGCGAGGAAGGTCCCGGCAGAGGCTCCAGGATTTGCCTCCCTAAAGGCCTGCATCTTCTCATAGGCCTTTTGCTGGTTAGCGGGAACATTCTCCCACTTTCTCTCACCACCCCCAGCTTCAATACGGTCAGTCTGACCCTTCTTAGGTCTCCATTGCATCTGACCATCGACCACTCTATAGTCATAGGTAGGCCGCGCCCGCATTCCAAAGAACCCCCAGAATCCGGGATCCCCCGTTGCATCATCACCCATGAGGTTTCTGATATTTCGGCCCTGGCCCTCCTCGTCTTTAATACCCTGCTGTGCAGTAGTAGCACCCTGTCTATATTGATCTTTGTGGTATTGCCAATTGGAAATGACTCCACCTGGCCCGATCTGATAAGACCCTGCCCCGGGTCCAGTACCCTCGGGATACACAGTGGTGGAGCTACCAGGTTGAGGCAGAAATCCACCTCCCCCCGTTCCCCCCTGCCCGCCCGTTCCATAAGAAGAGGTGGGTGACTGGGGACTCCCTATCCCAACCTCATTCACATACTGAGCAAGGGTGGGGAGCTGGTCAAATTGAACACCAAGGACATCTCCACCATAGAGCTGGTCTAGATAGTTCTTCCTTTGCTGGTACTGATCGGCACCAAGCTTGTGCTCGGCTAGGAGGTTTTGCTGGGTGTAAACGTCCATCTCCCCTGATTTAACAAGCTGGGCAAGTAGTGCGCTAAAGGCCTCCATGTTCAGGGGTGGCAGTTGGCCGGGGGCTCCTGGACCTGAGGGAGGCGTAACAGGAGGAGGGTAGCCACCAGGAGGGTAGCCAGGAGGGTAGCCACCAGGAGGAGGTGGAGGTGACGACAGATCTGGTGGCTGATAATGCGGATCACCAGGAGGAGGCGTGACAGGAGGAGTTGTACCAGGAGGAGGCGTGACAGGAGGAGGAGGTGCATAAGGGGGAGGCTGGCCACCAGGAGGTTGGCCAGGAGGAGGCTGGCCACCAGGAGGTATGCCCCCCTTATCCTCAACACCAAGCTGTGAAGTATCCCCTCCTTGCGATCCTACAAAGCTCTTTACATTGAGCCAATCTTGGGAGCTAAGGGGGATTCTTTGCCCGTTTGGCCCAATATAGGTCCCAGTTACGATGTCCAAACCTGGGTACTGGGGCATGTTATAGTCGGGCATTAGGCCTCCAAGAGCTGGTCATATGATAACACGTAAGTTCTAAAGATGCAAGCACTTTATCTACCAATCCAGATCACCCTTTTACCTAGGAAGACCAATGAGTCGCATTCCAAAGTTATCAATTCTAAGCTCCTTGTTGGCACCGGTGAGGTTTTCAATTCTGCACGCAGCCTGTAGTTGACTGTTGAGTGGTATATTAGTGGTCTGGTGAGTTACTGCTCCATTGATGTAAAAATCAACCCCAGTCTCGGTCTTGACCGCTCTCAGAGTCATCCAGTCATCTGGATCGAGTGGTATTCCAGAGTTGGTATTAGTAGCCACACCACCTGTTACAGTCTGACAAAACCAGTTAGGGGAGACTGAACTATCGAACTTAAAAGCTATAGACTCAGGACCAAGGTCGGCGTCGAGTGAGGTATCATTGGGGGAGGAGCCCATTCCTAGTAGAAACGCCTGATTAGTACTACTAGTGGGGGCCATAGCCCAGCTAAATTCCTTAAAGGTATCATCAAACAACACCATCGAGGTAGAGGAGATTCTGTTCCATCTCATGTGTGCTACTGTGTTCACCACAGCCCCGGTTGCAAGTCTTATTACCCCTGGATGGCCAGCAATGGCCCCACTATCCTCAGTAATTCTAGCAATCGCGGGTGTATACCACCCTCTGCCTATTGTGTAGTTGGTGGAGTCGAAGTTAAAAAAGTCATCAAGGAAGGTCACTACCGAGTAGGAGTAGTCGAGTTCTGGAAGGGAAATCGACCCTTGTCCATTGCCTTCGGATATATCGACACCGAAGGCGTCTGTGAAGTTTAACTCATTCACTACAACCCTTGGAGCCTGGCTCCACCTAAGGTTAGTAGACCCTATCAGCTCCGAGTCTGGTCCGCCATTCTGATTTACCTGAAGCCCATCATCCGGGTGCATGTAAATAGTTGCAGTCCCATCATCGGAGGGATCGGGGGTTGTAGACCCCACTGTAAGGGTAACAGAGCCCAGAATCTCCAGATCGTCCCTAACAGTAACCGGTCCTACCCTCCCCTCTAGGTAGTGTAGAATCTGAAACACCTGTCTAAAGGCCTCATTCACAGAAGGAGATTTCACTATCCCCTCCTCAGTAGTCTCTATGATAGGTATGTATCTCTCGTCGCCGTCTGCCACTTAGGCCTCCCTGACATCCGCTTTTCTAAATGGACTTATGAGCTGGTACCCAAGCGAGGTAGTCCACGGTTTTACCCTCACTTCACAATCCTCCCCATAAATACTAAAGAGTCCAGTCGAGTCGAGCTTGTACTGAAACATCTTTCCCCTTACAGGATCTACATATATGTGAGCCTTCTCTCTCCTACCACCAGTGGAAGGAACCACATAGCTATGTGCTACCCCATCCACTGTGAGTGTGAAGGTAATATCCCCATTACTCTTGAGACCAAAGTAGATGTCTCTAACATGCTGCCAGCCGGGGTACCCATGAGAAGTAGCTGGTAGTTCCCAGTGAAGGAGTTGCTCCTCATCGAATCTGAAGAGGATGTCATAGGTGTATAGAGAGGCAGGTCCTGTACCCACAAAATCAAAGGCAATACTATACCCATAGGTATCTGAAAGCGACAAGGGGCTCTTTCCCCTCGTGGTGGTGTTCACAGTAAGGGGAGAGAGGGCTGTTGCCTCCGCATTTAGATAGGGGGTAACAGTAATGTTCGTAGACTGAGAATCCACATCTAGTACGAGATTTCCAAACTCCTTTAGCGTCTGGCTTCTATCTAAATCCTCACTCCCAGTCCGACCCTGCCATTGAATTGGCACTCCATCGTCAGTGGTCCCCGCTACGGTGTAGACCTTCCCCTCTCCCGATCCCACATAGATGGATTGAGTGGCCGCGGTTTTATCCAGTACCACCACTGTCTCCGTAAACCCTTGGGTAACCTCCTGCCTCCACCTCTTATAGATGGTATTATAAACAAGATGCACCCTAATACCACTGATAGCTTTGTAGAGAAAATGATATTCAAGGTCTGTGTAGAACAGTCTAATGTCGCTAGGAAAGGCGAAGTCAATCGGTGAAATTCCACCAGCAGGATATCCTTGAAAGATCGGCCTCAGTGAAGACTCTGTGAGTATACGTGCCTCACTTTGAGTGTCGGTCTCATAGATACCATCCCTAGAAAGAAACACAACGGTGGGTCCTACAGCAAAAGCATAGGGTGCAGCCAACCCTCTACCACAGGGGGTCCTTCTGGGGGCAAATTTCGGAGTTGAGAGTGGACCGCCAAAGTCCAGTGCGAAGAGGTTCTCCCTAGTCCAAACAAATGGATTAGAAGAATAGATGAAACCATTCAGAATCCCCTTATTCGGAGCACTTACCTGAATATTATTACTCACATCCGCAGTATCGGGTCTTTCAGAGTTGGTCCAATACACATACCCAGGTCTATTGGGGTCTCCCGCGCCGAAGAGATACTTACCAATAAAGGGTCCCCAGATGTAGGGCATCGGGACTCCATTTAGACTATTTCCATCATTATCTACGGAGGAAAATGGGACATAATTATCAAGCCCTATTACCTTATTGAGCGCAATAGTGGAGTCCGCGTTGTTTGTGATGTGGTTTCCGCTAATATTCCCCACGGTTACGTCGAGCCTCCAGGTTGTAACCTGGGTCCCGCCCCTTCGATAGACTCTAATGCAGTCTACCTGGGGGTCAGTGGAGGCCGTTACTGTAACCTGGGCTCTTTGTTGAATTACAGAAATCCCGTTTCCAACCGGAGAAGGATTACTCTCGCTGCCAGTTACACTCGAATAGTAGGCATACCGCCAGTCGTAGACAACTGCCCCCGCGACACTTGAGTCTAGGTCTCCAGCCCCAAGGGCTTGAAACGTAGCAGCCACCGTTGGTTCGGCAATTCCCCACTTCTGATCGGAGCCACTTACATTCACCTTTCTCATCCGCAGGCTATCGCCAATATACGACCAGAAGGTCGATCCAATTGCTGGTTTTGCCTGCACTACAGAGAGCGGGTTACCACTATACCCACCTGTGGAGTAGGGTGTGCTATTTCTAAAAAGCTGCGTCCCACTCCCCACTAAGGTAGTGGTAGTGTCCACCCTATCAATGGTGTGGATAGGAAGGCCAGTTCCTGTGTTGAAGTTCAAAGCTCTACCAGGCCTGGTACTATTCGATCCCTCCTTCTGGGGGCTGAGATTCTTGAGGATGGTGGAAAACCCCTCAGTAACCTTATCGGTGTCGTCCCTTAGATTGAGACCAAGATCGACAAAGCGCCTCGTAAGATTGAGATAGTCACTCATTAGAGGGCCATGATAGAAGGGTCATTAGCGTAGGTTGTAAAGGTCTCATCGAGTCCATTGGCGGTCTCTCCATCATTGTACGCGACCAGCCGAAAGTGATAAAGAGTGGTAGGGGTGAGACCAGAGATGTTCTCCATCACCACTATGTCTGAGGAACCCGTCTGTCCACCTACAGGGGTAGTGCTCGACCCATACGCAGCGGTGAGTCCATACTCGAACTTGTAGGAGACTGGAAAGCTAGCAGTAGCCCCTCCAGGATTCATTATACCATTAAGCTGTGCGCTAACGGTGGTGACTGGGCTGGCAATGGTGGTGGTTGCAGTAGGAGTTACCCACGCCCCAAATGCCACATATCCAATAGGTGTGGCGGTGGCATCATTGATGTCCCAGGTGAGAGTGAACCCGTCTGAATCCAGGGTCTTCACCACACACTGAGCATTCACTGTCTTTGAGCTGTTGTTTGCCCTGATGAATGCCCTTGTCGAAGAATCCACAGCGGCTATGTTGGTGGGGGTGACATTTGAATCTGATTGGTCCGCAGTGACTGCATGACTGGTGCCATCTGAGGCACCGATTACAATCTTAGATCCAGTGCCGGACTGGATACCTGCCGCAGTTCCTGTAGCTACGAAGAAGAGAGCCTTTGGGGTAAATCCTACCCCCGTCACACCCTGGTCAGTTGGTGCCCCCGTCACACTCTTGTTGAATGACCCTACCTTGACATGGCAACCCTTGATGGTGAGTGCCTTCCACGCCACAGAGACGTTGATATTTGTGAAGTTGATGGTATATCCATCTGAATCAAATGCGGAGAGAGTGGCTGCGATATCCTCAACCGCGAAAATGTCTGGGAAGGAGATAATCTTGGTGGAAGACCTTGTTGCATAAGCGTACATCTTTGAATCAGTGGTATACCAGAAGGTCCTGCTATCTGCGGACCAATTCGTGGTACCATCTGCTGCGCCTATACCCCGGTCATAGTTGGTGCTTCCGGGAGCAGCGATTATACCTCTAGAGGTGATGATGAGTTCAGGCCTAAAGCCTACACCTGTTACCACCTTATCTCCCGGAGCAGCAGGAGAGCCAAAATTGCTGATGTCTTGACCTGTAATCTGTGTGCCGCCCAGGGCGAGATAGTGAATTAAATAGGCGGAGGCATTATTGGTGGTCCATGAAAGGGTGAAGCCATCTGCGTCCATAGTGGGGCTAGCAGCCCTAGCTATCACCGTTGGGGTTGGGTTTATGCCAGTGAATTGAATAGCATCCGAGGTGGAACCGCCAGTGGAAAAGCTATTCGTCCCAGTGGTCCCGTCAAAGCCAAAGCGAGCGTGAGCTAGCTGTTCTGTGGTGGTGGCGAACCCAAAAGTCTCTGTGCTGGAGTCAATCCAAGCATCGGTAGTGGTCCCACCAGAGGACCAGAAAATAATCACTGAGGGGGTGAAGCCTACTCCAGTGATGGCTTGGGAGGCCGGTGCTGCCCCCGTACTCTTCGCAAAGGTCCCCACCTTCACACTAAGAGGCATTTCTACCTCCTTGACCCATCAAAGCTCCGGCAAGCTCGACCCCATCCCCAAATCTCTGCTCACAGTATGTTGCTCTGAGGGAGTCATTTGCCTCCCCCTGTTTCCCAAGCATATCCGCTAGGATCCCATACTTGATAAATGGAACAAGCGTTTCTGGAATCATAATAGGCTCACACACCCCAAGGGTCATGATCTGCTTTGGAACATACTCGATATGTAGTGTCGAGGCCGCATTGAGGGGTCTCGCAATTTCTATAACCCCGCCATTCTGAGGATTCTCTATATACCCATATACGGTGTCGATGGTCCCAGATCCAGCAGTCTCCCATCCTGGATAGGCATTGTCTAGCATAAACGGATCCACTCGTGTTAGCGGAGAGTAGGTGGTGGATTGCAGTACTACCCTCTTAATGACTAGACAGTCCTCTGGGGTCGAGACAAATCTCTGACCCAGAGCAAGGGGGATGGCTACCCTGGTTCTAGTTATCCCCGTCTCCAGTAAGAACTTGTTAATCCTGTCAGTCATGTAGTCGAAAACTTCCTGTTGAGTCCAGAGACTCCAAGTTACCCCGCTATCAATGATAGGTTCAAGAAGCATCCTCTGAATATCTGAAAGGATCCTACAAGAGTCAGAAAGGGTGGTTGAGGCTGGGAGGCCAATAATAGGTGCTCCGGCGAACCCAAAGTTTCTTCCAGCCCTCATCACTAGAAGAGCCCTCCTCTCCAGTGCCCTCCTCTTAGCAAGCCCGCTAAACCTGGTAAACGTAAGAAGCGTCTCATCAGGAGGGACGTTCGAGATTGTAAGGGGCACTTTCATCACATAAAGCGATCTAAGTCCTCGCCTGCGAGCTAGGAAAAGCTCCCGCTCAGCCCTCCTTAACCTACCCCCAGGTGGTCGATAGATTTTATTGACAAAGGGAGAAAGTCCATCATAGATGAGGGCGAAGGGGCTACCTAGAAGCCTGGTTCTATACCTAGAAAGCTTGGTAAGGGGGTTCCCCGACCTAACCACCCCACTTACATTAGGACTCTCCCCGGCAATGGTAGACCGTAGAATATTGACAGTCCTAGCTCCCCATCTCATCTAGAGTTCCTCAAATTCGATCTCGCCTTGCCATGTATGCCCGCCTGAGGCTGATGCGTACCATAGGATGAAAGAGGATGGTAGGACCACAATTCCGCGGCCAGGTGGTAGGATGAAGTCAATTTGAACTGGTAGGTTGAAGTTTCCAGTAGTCACACTAGGGGTGGAGGGAGCCCCCGAGAAGGAGGTAATTCCAGTCGATGTGGGGGTGGAGTGTCCATCCAGAGACACTATGGTTCCTGCTGTCCCAGTTCCGGGGACAGCAGGTCTAGATAGTGTAGGTCGAGAGGCAGTCCCTGTAGCATTCTCCCCAGAAGCTGTCAACCTATGAACCTCCGCTACTCTCATAGCGGCAGTTCCTAGTTGAATTCTTAGAGGAGCAGCCCCGGCAACACCGAGGCGGTAAGACGCCACATTATCGCTCTTCGACGATGAAGTGACCGCTCACAGTGCTAGTACCAGACCTCGATCTCACTGAAAGGTTCGCTATCGCGCCCTGTGAGCCAACGACAATCTCCTGTCCAGGAGGCGCGCCCCAGAGGGCAACGCCACCAAAGGCATTAAAGGTAGGAGTCTGCACGTCGTTAGCAACCAGTACGGGCTGAGTGGTCCAACCAGTGTAAACTGTATAGGCAGCCGCGACGCTGGCGGGGCTGACCTTTTCGGGGGTCTGAGCACCCGCTCCTGTGATACCAACCGCGCTGGGTCTATTGATCGCCACCCTGCACACCGCACTAGCACCAGCCTCGCCAGCCAAGTAGTATTCACTCATGGCAATAACCGATCCCGCGCCAGTAGCAGTTGTTACAAAAGTCTTCAGATCGTTAGTGGTGCTTAGTGCAACCCCGTTGACTGAAGTAGTATAAAAAGCCATCTATGTTCCTCCTCTTAAGGATTGACTAGCCCCAACTTGTGGGCCTGTTCGATTGATTCTATCCCAGCCATGATGGCGGGGAGGTACTTTGTCCTAGGAGATCCTGGACGATCTTGGTCCATTCCATTCCTGGAAAGTGCGTGAAGCGGGGTGCAGTGGGTATTGCAGATCTCACTCTTCTCACAGATCCACCCCCCGCACCCTCCGCAAGTCTTTCTTGGTCTTTCCCTATCCGGCCTGATAACCACCACCTTCGAGCAGTGCCCACATGTGTAAGTGGGGTAGGAGCGCCGGCCTGGCCGCAAGTTTCCATCAAGATCGCATCCATGGAGAGTAAGCTCCCCGAACTTATTAGATCCCCTCATCTTTACAACCTAGCCCCAATTGAGGGCTGTGAGCTGCCGGATCTTTCACTTTCATCCCTGGGGAGGCCCATCGCATTCTTATAGACATTCATTGCCCTTAGGGCGCTGTTCTGATCCCCCGCCGCCTTTACAAACTGCTGATAGAGACTCTGACTGTTTGATTGTTCGGTGGTTCCCTCCTTGAAACAGAGAACATGTTGACCATAGCCAAGGAAGTCGGAAAGATACTCGTCTCCAAGATCAAAGAACTCTCCATCCGAACTGAGAATAGGAGCCTCCTTATACCCTTCAAAGGTGATGATCCCAGTGGTGGGGGCGGGACTGATAGCAATCATACTCAGTCCAAGGGGAGCCCACTCTTCTGGAGTCCCAGTGACTCCCTCCCACCCCGGTTTACCATAATCCCATTCCTCCTGCGATCCAAGGGTAAGGGAGGTGTTGTTCCACTTTACCCTCTGTACACTTATGATTTGTCTGGGGACATTATAGTAATTGCCACTTGTTACTGGTAGGTCAAGGGAGGAAGTCCACTCCCCCACGAGAGCCTGCCACACACAGATTGCTTCATTAAAGGCAGCCCCGGCTTCGGCGGGGGTCCAGAAAACACTACTCCCCACCCTGTCTAGAAGTCGCTGCTTAGCGTCTGCAAGGTTAAAGGAGGTGTAGGGCATTGGTTATCTGAAGGTCGGATTGCTAGAACCCATTGTAAGGGCTTTCTGCCTTGATGGGCCGAGGAGTCCAGACTGTTGAGAGCGCTGGAGGGGATTCCTATTATACATCCCCGTCGCGCCACCGCCAAGAACGAGTGGACCACTAGGATGTGGTATTTGGTAGGGGCTAGGGGGAATGCCGGGGCTTCCGGGAATACCTGGATAGGGTGGATAGGGTGGGCTTCCGGGGGGGATACCTGGATAGCTTGGATAAGGTGGATAGGGAGATGGAATATCTGGCTCACCTGGAATATAGGGAGGTGGACCCTGTGGATCAAACGGAGGAGCAAAGTTTCCTGGATAGGGACTGACAGGTGTAGGTGGAGCTACTACAGGAGGAGTATGGGGATATGATTCTATAGGGGCTTGGGGCGAACCAACATTCCTACCTCGTCTAGCTCCTCGGACAAGTGATAGTGGCATTCTGGGCATTTTAGGTCTCCTTCCAAAATTTCATCAAGCTACTCTTAGGACCACTCTAGGACAAAAACTGCTCCATCACCGCCCACCCCAGATGCCCCGCCTGCTGACGTTACCTGCCCGCCGCCGCCACCACCACCTGCACCGCCGCAGAGCCCGCCTGGCCCGCCGTTCCCAGCCGCAGCCCCGCCAGTTTGCCCGCCACCGCCTCCGCCACCTTGGCCTCCGAAATGCATACCACCAGCGGTCCCGGTGTAGCCGACGGCTCCAATGGCTCCGCCAGAAGTAGCCCCCTGGATGAATGAGTACAACGAGCCAAAGTTGCCAACTTTGGCCACATTGGCAGTATTTACAACGCCACCTGCGCCTGAGCCGCCTGCTCCACGCGCGCTGGCGAACGCGTATGTGGCCACTGATGGATCCGCCAGTGCCCCCCCACCACCCCCGCCCCAATTACCTGGGAATCCCCATCCAGGCCCGCCACCCAAGTTCGAGCCACCACCACCGCCGCCAGTTGGGCCAATAGGCGAGCCGCCAGCCACAGGTCCCGGGGTCCCGCCCGCCGTAGCGGAAGCTGACCCGTTTTGGCCAACTCCGGTTGTCCCTCCGCCGCCACCGCCGGTGCGCTGGGCAAAAGTAGCGGCTCCAGCAGCACCGCCACCGCCACCATAGGCGATCAAGTACGCGCCGAATGAGGTTGGCGACCCTGGGTTCCCGGCTGTGCCAGCGAATGGGCCTACCCCGCCAGCGCCGCCCGCCGCGGATGCTCCACCGGCAGGAACCGTGACAGCCACAGTTCCGGTGATGTCTGAGGCGAGCCAGCACTTCTCATTCCTAGCTCCGCCACCAGCGCCACCTCCGTTCGAGGCGGCGACGGCAGTCAGAACGCCTCCAGCTCCGCCTCCTCCAGACCCACCCGATCCATAGACGATACACTGCACCGCGGCCGTGGAGCTTCCCTTGGTCCATGTCGGAGACGCCGCAGACGTGTAGCTGGTCAGGACCGGGGGACCGAAAAACGCGATGACATAGACGGCACCCTTGCCGCCTACCCCACCGGCACCGCCGCTGACGGTGTTCTGGCCCGACCCACCTCCGCCGCCACCACCACCGTTCACGCCACCCGCACCGCCTATACCGGCAGACCCAGCGGTTCTCTGCGATCCACCACCACCGCCACCTTGCCCGCCCTTGGTGGAGTTGCCGGCAGCACCGGCGGTGCCGTTAGCGCCAGCCGCTCCAGACGCGCCCCCTCCCGCTGATCCGTCCCACGTGACGCTCGCAGCAACGTTCCCGCCTGTCCCGCCGGCCGAGGTGGCGTTCGCGGCGGTGACTCCACCCCCGGGCGCACCGCCGCCACCGCCATAGAAGCTGTTGCCGCCATCGACGCCAGCCGCTCCAGATGTGGATGCGCCCCCGCCAGAGCCGCCCCCATCCTCGGCACCGCGCCCTACCGACGCGCCGGTGTTTACTGATGCTCCGCCTCCCGTGTGTGTTGGAGCAGTACCGCCAATGCCACCACCACCAGGGGACCCACCAACCGCCGCATCAACATTACCATTCTGGCCAACAGAAGCCCACCCACCGCCGCCGCCTCCGCTTCTAGCCGACGCCGCCGTTGGGCCACCTGCGCCAGCGCCACCTCCGAAGGCCGAGAGCAGCGTGCCAAACGTCGTAGTCCCGCCAGCCGTCCCATCTCCGCCGGAGCCGGTCGGCTGGACCCCGCCGGCACCTGCTGTGCCGCCATCACCTATAGTAACAGTCTCACTAACCCCTAATTCACCGGGGGAGAAGAGTTTCTCATGTCTAGCCCCGCCGCCGCCTCCAGTTCCGCCCTGGGACGTAGCGCCGGCATTGTGGGCTCCACCGCCTCCTCCAGACCCGCCACCGCCATAGCAAATAACATAAATCCCGCTGGCCCCTATGGGCTTAGTGTAGGTTCCTGAGGAGGTAAAGGTAGTAACAACTGTGCCACCCGCCGCACCACCTCCAGAGTAGGGCATTATTAGAGTCTCCTAGAAACCGAGGGCGATATAAACTCTATCAGCCGCTGTTCCCACGATAAAAACCTCATCTGTATTGATCCCATTAGTCCAAAGGGGACCTGAAGACCACCAGCTACTAGCGGGAATCTCCACCCTGGCATTCGCCGGCGCATTAGTCACATTCGACGCCCCTAGGTAAACAGGTGCGGCATTCCCCACCTTCGCCCTAACGTCAATGTTCTTACAGTGCTGCTTCTCACTAAGACCAAGGGCAGAGGTTAGGGTGACCGCCGTAGCAGTTACAGTATATTGTCCGCCACCCCAGGCCATTAGCGAGCGATGTCGTTCAAAAGAACAGGGGTAGGATCACTGTCTGAAAGGGCGACCCCAAGAACCCAAGGGCTGCCAGAACCATCAGGGGCGGTGGCGTATTTTGCACCAGCAAAATCACTCGCACCCGAAGAAGTGGGGACCACCTTCTCAAGATCATAAGTGATACAATCAATAGGCTTGCTCATTATTAACTCCTTAGAGCCCACCACCGTGGGCTTGAATGTACGCAGCATCAATCGGCGCATAGGGTAATCCAGCATCAGATGTGTAGTCAACCGCTGTCTGGTTTTGGTTTTGATTCTCCAACTCTAGCTGATCTACCATCTTCCAAAACCTGTCCTCATGCACCCTGTACTGGGCTAGATTATAGTACGGATTTGCCATTGTGTCAAGCCCTGGCCACAAAGAAAGCTCTGCTAGAGCCCCCTCCTTGATAACATCCCCCCTGATAGGAAATACCGGTCTATCAGTATTAGCACTCATAAGCGCAGGAACACTTCTATATCTAAAGGGATAACTCACATCCGTGGTGGTCTGAGGCCAGATTTCATACCTTAAAAGACCAGTGGAGGTGAAGGGAGCAGCCGCTAGAATTCTAGGAGTACCAGTACTTGTCCTCCTAGAGTCCCACTCATCAATCTTCGACTGGGTGTAGTTGAACCTAAGCTGCCAGTTGTTAACCGCATCCACCACACTATCAAAGTTCATGAAGTCAGTAGGACAAGTAACATATCTAAGCTGAATCGCATAGGGCTGTGTGGAGGCATTTACCCCTATGTAGTTGGTTGCCAGGGTAATCTGGGTGGGGGTGTCTACTGTAAGAATATCGTAGAAGGGGGCAATTGGACCTACCAAGAACTGCCTACCAACCATTGAAGAGGTCCAAACAGTGGTGAGCCCAGTCACTATGGGTGAATCCTGGGTAACTGTAACTGTTCCAGTATTATAGCTGGTGGGGATGATAAACCCGCTTGCTTTCATAACCCCCTGCCAGGGACCGAAATTTAAGATCCTAGAGTAGGCCTTGTTGATGAAAGTCTGAGCGAGAGGAACTGGAGTCTTGGGCGCAAAGACCAAAATAGACTTCCAAAGCTGCTCGTAACTAGCATCACTGGCCATTATGCCTCTTTAATAGAAGGGGGTCCTTGAGAGACCCCCTTTATGCTAGGTGCCGACCGCCTCGAACGCACAAACGTAATTAGTAAGCGTCTCAGCCGCTGTCAGAGTAACAGTAGGTGTTGCCGCGATGGTGCCGACGTTAACCGCACCAATCACGTTTCCACTCACAGCCAACTTCCAGGAGCCGTTAGCCTGCTTGATGGGGTGAACCCCTACTGAGATGGGAACCGTGGCGCTACCATTGTTGAAATTTGTAATGTACAAATTCTGAATAGTATGCAGTCCTAGTGCTTCGGGGGTGAGTGCATCACCACCCGACGTATAGGTCCCAGTCCAAGTAAGGTTACCCCTTACGACCCGCTTGCTGCCATTGACATCGACAGTCCTATTTGAGACAGCGTAGGTAACCGCCATAGCTTCTTAGCCCCCTACCTTAGAGAGATCCGAAGCGAGGGAAGTTATAGAGAGCCGCGATAGTGTCGGTGGGAAGGGCTGAGCTGCCACCAAAGGCAGTCGTCTTTGTCCCCAGAGCGGTACCGATGCACAAGGATGCAGTAGCAGTACCGTTAGCCGTGAAGTCGATTCGACCAGCGGTGGTCGCCCCAACCCTAAGAGCATCACCATCAGCAGGCGTAGTGCCCGCCTCGTTCAGCCCCGGCCCAACACCACTAACCAAAATCCAGATGTAGTTACCAAGAGTAACCGCCGAAGAGGTGACAATCCCAGCAGGCCTGTTGCGGGAAACCGTGATACCAGTCGAGACTGTAAAGGCCGAACCGGTAGCGGTAACCCAACCTACAACCTGCCCGAAGGCGGGAGTAGCTGAAGTCGCACTCAAGGTCACATACTGCCATACCCGGGGGAACGTCCCCGTGGGCAGGTCAACAGTTCCCGAGGGAATCGCAAGGCCATCCATCGTGACTGTATAGGAGCCTAGCTGGCCCGCAGCAAATGCCGTTGAAGGAGCATCATTGACGGTCTGTGGATTGCCAGTGGAAACCCACGCGCCAATGTTACGAAGATCGTTGTTAGCCATTATATTTCTCCTTAACCCTAGCCTTAACCAGTGATCCCGAAGAGGTAACGCATAAGGCGGGGAGTCTGAACCGTGAAGTTCAAGCACGCCTTATAGTGGCCAACCACTACTGAATTGTTCTGTGCAGGCAGGAAGCCAGTGAAGCCGAACTTAAACAGCGGATCGGTGCTCACATAAAGCCGCATAAACTTAGTGTTCAGGTACCAAAGGGTTTCACCTGAAGCAACTGCCGCGTAGCCAACCTTAGTGTCAGCCGCCGTTGCCGCCCTCGTTCCGGGTGCATACTGATCCGCGAGGACCTTAGCACCGTTGAACTTCAAAGTCTGGAACCCAAAATCGGGGTCCGTCTCTTCAAACCGCTGTTGAGGCTGGAAGACCATCTTAATGTAGGAAAACCCATTGTTCGAGGTGATCATCAAGTCAGGACGCTCCATACCAATCGTGACAGACTGGAAGGCCTGCTCCAGCACTGGATAGGAGATCGCGCCGGCCACGTTCGCGGTAGGCGAAGTCATGGGCGAGATGAGTGCTGCACCAACATCCGTGCGGGTGAGAGTGAGGTAGCTAGTAAAGGTAGAACCCTGGAAACCAGTGTTCGTTCCATCATTGAGGGCTTCATCGAGCCCGTTGATGTTCGCCGTTCTACCCACGGCCTGTCCATCTCGATAGAGGTCATTAGAAAGCTTGGCACTCATACTGAGGGCCGCAGCCTGCAAGAGAAGGTCTACATGATCGAAGACCGCCCGCTTGCCATTCATCTCGATGCGGAGCTTTTCGATATACGCAGGCACTGCTACGTTGTAGTACCTGGGAGTAACCGTCGCGCCAGTGGCGATCTGGCTCTGGGTCGTATCGAAAGCATCACCGGGGGTATAAGCCGCGATGTTCAGGACATCATACAGGATATTCTCCTGCCATGAGGGTCCACCCGTATAGGGTTCAAGACAATTCTTGCGCGCAAATGCCAGAAGGGGGCTATTCCTAAACACCCCATCGGTAATGCCAGGAATAATCTCCTTAGTGGTGATCGTATTAACCGGATCTAGAAACGCCATTTCAAATGTTCTCCCTTAGAAAAGGGCTAACAACCATCTACCCTCAGTACCTTTACTGAGGTGATGCCTCTAGGGCCGAGTCAAACCCCTTGATCGCAGCATCGACCCTAGACCTAGCGTCGGTCCTAGTGCCGAATGATGTGATAAAGTCCGCTGGACTTGGACCTGTCTGCCGGATATGATCCGGGCTATTAGCTGTTAGTGCCTCGCGCTTACCCTCTTCACGAGCCTTGTCAAGCTGCTTTTTCAGATTTGCCTCGGCTCGGGTGGCCCTTTCGTCTTGTGTGAGTGTGTAAAAGGCCACATTTGGGTCAACGCCCTTGGACAGTGCATATTCGATGACGGCTCGCGGTTCAATGTCCCAATCCTCCTTCAAGATCCTCTTATTGACATCCGAGACATCCATAAGGATCTTGGGTAGGACGGTATTAAAGACCTGAAGCTGCGACTTGACCGCATCTAGCTCTTCACGGGTGACACTATTGGGATTACTCTTCTCGGCAGGGATCACTTTCTTTACCTCACCCTCACTAAGGCCTAGAGTCTCTAGCTGCTCTTTCGCAGTATCAAGCTCTGCCACAGTGTCGTTGTATGCTTTCAGCAAACGCTCATTCTTTGGCTTCTCTTCATCCCACTTCGCCCTAATGGTGGACCGCTCCGACTCCCACGCATTCTTGGCCTCACTGAGATCATTTAGCCGGCGGTAGTAGTCTGCCTCGCGGAGACCACCCCGGAAGACCTCTTTAGCACCTGCTTCATCTGCAAGCAGGACATCAAAAGCCTTCTTTGAATCATCACTAAGCTTTGCCTTGGCCTCTTCGACCCACGCCTTGAACAGTTCCTCTTCCTTCTTTTTTGCCATTTGGCCCTTTCTAGGTTACTAGGCTAGGTCCGAGGTCGTTTGACCACCGGATTCCCTGCCAGCTCTTTCCTGAGCAACATTTGTCATAACGTCCTTCAGCATGGACTTGATCTCTGCGATCTCCTCCGCACATCCAGGCGCACCCTGAGCGATTGAGTCTAAGGTCTTATCGACCTCATAAAAGAGCCGAAGAAGGGCCTGCCCTTGATAGGGCGGCACCCCCCCGCTACCGCTAGAATAGCCACCATTGGAGGCTGGTCCTCGGTATGCGGTTAGGGTTGGAGCATCAGGAGGCGGGACCGGAGGCCCCGACATCCTATTACTCAGACCAAGATCACTCGGCACTCTTTACTTACTTCCCGGCTTTCTTCTCGATGGCATCCGAGAAGGGGGTCTTAAGACCGACCGCCTTACCCGATTTGCCCGACGGACTCTTGTGTGCCATTTTACCCCCTAGTAGTGGACCTTCCTCTACCCCGGACGGTCCTCTTGAACTTTTTATCTGAGTTTTCCTTCGAGTAGAAAACCCGTTTGCCCCTTTTCTCGCCATACCGGTCTATCATGTCTCTTAGAATGGTGTTACCGGCGCTAGATAGGGGCATATCTAGTATCTATGATACCACATCTTGTGGGTGGTAGTCAAGCCCTTTCTTTTCATTGTGAGGTAAAGATGATAACATATGTTCCCCCACCACCTGGGGCATCAACCGTTAGAAGATCACCATCATACCCACTCCTACGGGGAAAGACCCTATAGGGTGGGGAAACCCGTCTATTCATAGATGGGATCCACTCTATAGAGTCTAGTAGAGTCTGGGGTGGTAGTTCTAGATGGCTTACCCAATTTTTGGGGGGAAGCCGCCGCAGCGCCGAGGGACGTGGACTAAGATTAGTCCCTAGCTGAGGAACATCAGTATTTACAGGAGCAGCAAATGCTCCAAGAAGGTCCCCGTCATAGTGACTCTTTGGCCACGGCATCCTTCGTAGAGCAATAGGAGGCGGCGGACCAAGGTTCGACGCCCCGGCCACCACGTCCGTGGAAACTACGGCAACGCTAGCCTCAGCCGGGGTGGAAATGAACGATGCCTTGGCGTAGCGGGCGAACGGCGCACGTCGCGGCGCGAGGTCGCTGCCTACTTGACTCGGCCCGTGGTCGAAGTCGAATAGGAGAGCGGCCTGGTCGCTGTCACTCTGCTGTCGCGGCGGATCGCGTTGCCAGACCGTGCGCGGCGGAGCGAGGTTGTCCTGTGCCACCCAAGACAGGGTTGTGTCTGGAGCCACGGGCGGCGGTTCAAAGGTTGCAAGCGAGTTTGCGGTCGCTGTCGCAAGAGCAAGCGCAGCAACGGCGGCGCGGACGTTTCTGCTGCGTACTATCGGGTGAGCGGTCTGCTTCGAGTCCTCGACCTGCTCTGTCGGTGCGATCAGCTCCGGCGGCGACGGATGAACCGCCAGGGTATACGCGACCCAGTTTGTCATCGTCCCCGTCACGTCCCACACCGGAGCGTCATGGGACGCGGCGTTCAAGTTGGTCCTAATCGCCGCCGCCATACGCACGTTCGTCGTGGTCGCCCCGCCCGTCCCGGACGAGATCAGCCCGGTCTGCCCCACGGTGTAGTTCGTCGGGTACGCCGTGATCCCAGTTTGCTCGCCCTCCATCCCAAACATCGTGAGCCAGAGGTAGTCATTCGCCCCGCCGGTCGGCGTGACGGTCGTGGCGTCCGGCTCGGCTGTCGTGCCCGTGGCGACGGTGGAGAGCTGCGGAGGCGTGACGTTCGGGTCGGCGCAGTTGGCGATCTGGTAGCAGACGGCAACCCACTTGCCGTTGCCTGACGTGAGCGCGATGCTCGCACCCTCGGTCCCGTCCGCCTTGCGCCACGCTGCGGCGTTCTGGTCGTCGGACCCGTCGGCCGACTCGTCGTACAACTCATTCCAGCCAGCGGGCCAGCCGATGGCTCCAGCTACAGCACTTCGGATGAACAGGACCAGCAGGTTTCCGGCACGGATATTCGCCGGGAGGAGCGGGTCCGGCGTCGTGTCTACCGCACTGTTGCTTGAGATTAGGTGATTGACGTAGGCTGGAAAGCTCATCCGCTAGCCGACCATAATGATGCGCGAGATGCCGGCGCTGGCTCCCTGCGCGACCCACGATAGATCAGTCGGCCCGCCTACAGCAGCCTCGCCAAAGGCGAAGTACCAGACAAAAAATGCCGTGCTGCTTGGGTCATCCATCACGCACGTCAGCCCGTCGGAGTCCATGCTCTTGAGGTCCATCAGGCCAGTGACAGTCCCGGACAGAGACTCATCCTCGATATACACCTCGTCGTATTCGACACCAGCCCGGCATTCCGTCGTCGTCACTGCATTTTTGTCACTGGCGTATATCGCGCCTCTGCTCGACGGGCTCACGGCAGCGCCGACCGCGTAAACGTTATGTGCAACGGGCGTATCGGCCGCATTTTCGACGGCTCCGGCGGCGAAGAACATCGCAGCCTCGGGGGTGAAGCCGAAGCCACTCTCCACAATGTCAGCCCCGTCTGTCCTCGTCAGCAGGTTGCCGACTATGCGCTTCCCTGTGGAGATGTTGAGCGCGAGGTAGAAGTAATGGGACTGAGCCGCCGCCACCTCGGCCCAGTTCAACCGAAAGCCGTTAGCGAGGAACGCTGTGGCGCTCGCCCGCGCGCTGGTCGCCGTGATGCTGCCGTCGTACTCTACAGCGATCTCCCCCGCGCGGCAGTAGCGCATTGTGGCCGTGGTAGTCACCGCGTTCTGGGAACCTACCGCGAGGACTCCCTGAGTCGTCCCGTCGTAAGCCCCGATGGTCAGGTTGACATCGGCCGTCGTGTTCGGTGCCCCTGATGCGGTGCGCCCCCCGTGCAGGACCATGATGAAGTTCGGTTGGAATCCCGCGTCCACGATGTCCTGATCGCCCGCGCCGACCGGCTGCTGGAAGCTACCGACGCTCGCGTTCGCCACGTCGCTCCCACCGATGGCCATCCACTGAACCCTCATGTTAACCGGGAATTGGTCGTCAATGATAGCGGTGAAGCCGCCCGCGTCGAAGCTCTGAATGTCGAGCAGTCCGGTGAACCCGGCAGCGTCCATCGTGCAAGCTACGGCAGCATTGTGATAGCCACCCTCAGTAACCGTCGTCGTGACCCCGTTCTGCGAGAAGCCGCTGACGCAACGGCGTGCCGCCGCTCCAGTAGCAACGCCGAAGCCCTCTTGTACGTCAAGCGACTCAAGCACATCAACGGCTGAAGCTGTACCACTCCAATAAAAGAACAGCGCGACCGGAGCGAAGCCAAGCCCAGATACGACTTTCGTCGTCCCTACCGTGTCGGACGAGAGGATCGAGATCGTACCCTGCGCGGACTGGAGGCTCATGCTACAGCCCCGCGGAGTTGAGGAAGCGCTGTCGCGCCTCCATGCGCTCCATCCTCTTCTCCCACGGCGTGCAAGCGTTCCCGACGCACTTCGCGCAGATCAGCCTCATGCACGTCTTGCACAAGCCGCCCATGTTCGCTGGATCTTCTCGCGGGCGCACGAACACCGTGGACTGGCAGTGGTAGCACACGAAAAAGTCCTCATATTTAGCACCGGCCGGGCCAGACTCCATGCCTCGGCCGGCGGCGCTCCGCTGTCCGCGTGTGAAATCGAACACGACGACCCTCTACTCTTCGAAGAGGATGTTGCCCTTCGTCACCGTCGCGGACGCGCTCTGCTGCATCAGCTTGCAGCCGATCAGGTTCGTGACCGGGAAAATCAACTCGGTGCCGGGGTAGAAGACCCACGTGTAGCTCGCCCGCTCATGAACCGAGCGGGTCGAGAGGATCGTGCTCTCGGTCCCCTCCGCCGTGATGACATCGAGCGCGATCATGGTCGCGGTGCCGTCGGCCGGGTCAATCTTTGCGGGGGTGACTGTGGTTCCCGTGGCAGCCGCCGTGATCGTGAGAAGCTGCCACTCACGATACGCATCGGACGGCGTGCCGCCGTTGAGCCCAACAAACGCCTCGTACACCTTGAATCGATGCAGCGCGGACGCCGGTTGCGACACCGTGCCGACGCCCTTAATGTTGCCAGTCCTGTCAAGATCCGTCGAGTACTTCGCCATTTACTTTGTTTCTCCTAATTTCTAGTAAAATCAACCTGGATAACCACTTGTGTTGGGGACCCTGCTATAGTCAAAAGCCTAAGTTGAAGAGCATCACCTATTGCGTATGCTGTGTTCTGGACCGCTCCACCATCTAACCAAGTATCAGCAGAGACTAGGGAGAGGGCAGAGGCTAAGTGTAAGCTCGCGCCATTCCTCCAAGCATTCACCGTGGCACCTGTTCCACCAACTCTATACCCCTTAACCGCGGTTACTGTACAAGCAAATGGGGCTCTCCAAGTAGATACGTCAAGTGCTCCTGTTGGTGACATAATCGCACCACCGAGAGAGAATGCTAGTCCTGAGCCTGAGCCTGAGAAGCCTGCACTTGGAAAGTCATACCCATACCCGCTCACTTTAGCCCTTTTGGAACCACTTCACTAGACGAGTCCAAACAGTAGGTTTCCTCATCACTACCACCCTATAGGTAATCCCCACTAGACTACAATCGCAACATAGCACTTGTCAGAGGCAGTGCCTACTAGGAAGATCTGGTCGGTGTCCGTCCACATCCCCTCAAGAGCGATTTCAAAGGCCTCCCCCGCTCTAATAAACCCACACCTATTAGTAGCAGTAGTCACATTACTCTTCCCAATAAACACACTAGCAGCATTAGTGATGTCTGCTCTGATGGCTATATGGGAGAAATGAAGCTTTGCAGTATACCCTAAGAGGCTCGTAAGGGTGGCCGCGGTCCCGGTAACAGTGAACTCAGTTCCCTCAAATCTAGCTGCCACCCTTAACTCCCGCTCTCACTAATGGTAGTCCTAGCGCCGCCGTCCTTCGAGATCATCCTTGGGGGAAGCTGTCCTGAGGGAGGTCGTCCGCCCTGCCCTGTGGTTCCGCTCGTAGGACCACCACCCCCTCCCTGGGGAGGGATCCCACCCCCTCCACCCCCTCCCTGAGGGATAGCTCCTTCAGGTGATAAGGAAGGTCCCTGGGGGGCGCTTGCGGCCATTTGTGCCTGCATCTGGGCCATTTGTGCCTGGAGCAAGATCAGCTTCTCCTGGGCTGCCACCACTTCAGGGGTGGGGCCTGGTTGTAACCCAAGCTTCCTCGCGGCTACCATTCTCTCTGGGATTGTCTCTGCGGGAAGTGGCCCGATATTCGGCACGTCGAGAGCCTGCCACAAACTCCAGATATCTATCCCATTAGCCCTAAAGAGCTGCATCGTCATCATCTTCTGCATCACATTTGAGATGTTGAGAAAGGAATTAGGAGCTACCGAGAAGTGGAAGTTCTGGTGATAAAACTTTGCCTTCTCTTCCTCTGTCGTACCAGGAGAGTCTTCTGGAACCATGCTTCCAGGATTAAGGTCAAAGTCCTGAATGGTGACTCCATCCTCTCCAAGAATCTGATATCTCCTCGGAGTTCGATAGAACTGAAAGAATCCAATCTTTACGATCTCTGCTAATTCAGCTAAGCTAATTTCTAAGCTTCTCGCTCGCTGCTTCAAGATAGGAGAGAGAGCGTCCATGAACTTCTCAAGGGTGTCTGAGGAGGGCATTTGCTTTAGTTGGGCCAGTTGCTGAAGTCCCCTCGTCCCCGAGTTCTCCTCCATCTGTCCTGAGTAGTACTCGAGCATCTGCAAATACCAGGGTGGCAGTTGGGGTCCATCTATTACCTGAAAGCCCTGTCCTGCATTAGGATTAAGGAGGGCCTTCATCCCGCCCTTTCTAGTATCTATCTTCCTGAGGGTCTCATTAGAGATTGCAGACTTATCCGCAACCACACCTCTCGTGACCCACTGTTGAATTCCATCCTCCGCCCCCCTCAGGGCCTCATTCAACCCAGCCTGCATGGAGAGGAGATCACCCATACAACTGGACCCCAAAACTGTCCAGGGAAGGGGATCAAGGGTAAGCCTAACAACAGGGAACATTCCGTGCCAGTAGGGATTCGGCCTATCCTTTAGGATGGTCGTCTCCGTACACATTATAAAGCGGCCCCTTGGATAGAGCTTAGCCTCCTGTCTAGATACCTTTTGCATTGTCTTAGGATTGATCGACCCCACTGGATAGACAATATATTCACTATTGTCGTCCTTCGACCCCATCACCCTTGGCTCATTACCTGTATGGATGGTCTCATCCTTGATAAAAATCCTATAGACATTGCAAGACCCTGGGAGCCTATCAGTAGAGCCAGATCCTCTCCCAGACATGAAGTTGAAAACCGTGGTAACCACTTCGAGCATCCTACCACTTCTACCCGATCCCCCACTAACCCATGTCCCACCCTCTACGATCTCCGAAGCCTTCGCAGGGAACATGTCCTTTACAGTTTCAATCGACATTCTCTCTCTAAGGGCCACCCCGCGCCAGTCTTGGATGGAGTCCGAGAACACTGGATCAATGGGGATGACATCCCTTGGGTCGAATGGTACTAGCTGAAGGTCACCTGCTCCATTGAGGGTGGGGTTCCACGTCACTGCTAGATAACCTGTTCCACCACATGCACTATAAGTGATGCCGCTTTGAAGGCTTCTATCAGCCTTTACATTTCTCCACCATGCTCTGGTCAGCTTGGAGAGAAGATCTGCATCCTTCTTGAGTTCATGGTTCTGGGTTTCATAAGACCATATAGGTCTAACATCTGTAAGGGCTCCCCTTAATTCAAAGAGGATTTTTCTTAGCTTATTATTGCTAGCAGACGAAATAGCCTTTGACTGAGTAGGTGAGGGATCAAGTCCCTCTACAGCGTCGAGAACCTTTTGAATTTGATTATACGCCCTCTCCCCCTTTAGGACACCCTGACCCTTTGTAATTTCTCGCTGGACCCATGCAAGGGTCTCGGACTCATATAAGCTGTCAGTGGTGCCAAAGAGAGCCATCTAAATCCACTGTCCTTTCACCCCTCTACCACTCTCGTTGTAGATCTGCTTTTTTGTAAATGGATCATATCCCTTGTACTCTTGATTCACATAAGCCACATCGTCTCTTAGCTTTACGTGGTGCTTTTTCTCTAGCTCCCTCAAGTGTCTAGGGGATGTAATCTCAACCGGCTTCCCAGTAAGGTGTGAAGTGGTGTAGGGGAATACCCCGTACCCCACTCTTGGTGTAATTCGCCAAACTCGCTGGCCCTTCCCCCCGCATTCACACTTGGGGTTCCGTGACCTGAAAGAGGGCAGGTAGACCTCCCACTCCTTGTGGCACTTTTTCGCATCACACTGAAGCTGGTAAACTGGCACTAGGGTGAAGTGGTGGAGGTGGCGGTGCCAGTCCAGAAAGGGTGAGAAGGGTAGGGTGTTTGGGGGGACGGTAAGAAGGGCTGAAAATGGTGGCCACCTCGGCCGCACTCTCTACAATACCCACACGATGGACAAGTACCATAGGCATTGACGGGATAGCCCCAACTGCCAGAAAGCCCTGTACTAGTGGTATTTACTGGAGCTACAAAGTTCTTATATTCCCCTTTATTATCCATGGGCGATGAGGATGCTTCCCCTGTGAGTTGATAGTCCACACCTAAGGCACGTCCCAGCTCTGGTATCATTCTTATTTCCCCTTTTCTTCATTAGTAATTCCCCAACTCATTCCCCAGCGCAGTAGAGACCCTCTCCCTTATATACTGAGGAATGTTCTTCTTCCAATACCCAGCCTGTGCTACCAGTTGCTTTCGCTGGCCCTCCTTCAGGACTACTGAAGCCTCCCCAACCTTCAAGGTGAGAAGCCCCGCAATCCACTCACAGAACTTCTGGACATCCTCAATTGGCCTACCATACAACCCTTCCATGTACCTTCTTTGATCCTGGGTAAACACAATCTCTCTATCATTGGGACCGGAGTCCTTATGCCTTTCAAGCTGGGCTAGAATAGCCCTTCTTGGATTTGAGGGGCTGTGTTTTATGTAGGCCTGATAGAGTTCATCCGGGACGGCTAGGTTTACGATCATTTTTGTTCGCTCCTATCTATGGTGGTCAAAGCCAATATCCTACCACAAGAAGTGATAGAAGTCAAGCACTTACTGGGGTTGATCAAGCTCCTCTTCCCATCTTCCAACGGCCTTCTCCCAGTCCATTCCAGGGACCCATGAAGCAGCTAGATCTTGAAACTGAATCACCTTCTCCTTAGGCATCCCCTTCTTCTCATGGTCCTTTCTCCTATCATCGGCTATATTTCTAGTATCAGACTCATGAGCGACATAATAAGCTATGAAGAGTGCAAGGAGGGCATCATCGTGATACCCAGGAGCGTGGTCAAGCCTCCTATCCCCTTGATTAGTATACCTATACACATAAGAGCGCATTTCCTCTATCACGACTGGAGAGTTCACCTTCAACTCACCCTTCTCGACTACATTAACTCCACCCTCTGTGAGGGGGGTGCGGGTGATTCCAGTAGTCCACCACCCCACCTCTTTAGACCACCCGCCCCCACCTACCCTAAGGGGTCTTTTGTAGATATAAAAATGTGGATACCCCCGCCTCTGAAGATCCAATTGAGGTACTGTTCCCGGACTTCCCGGTTGACATTCAATTGCCACCTTAGCAGGAAACCCATCCACCTTATCAGCATAGAGATGCCCGATGTTCCATACTATATCCGCTAGGGCAGATGGTCTAAAGTTTCCTTTCCACTCTGCCACTTGCTCGTCGGGGAGCCATCTATTCCCTACCCTAACCACTTCTATAGCCGAAGAGTCACCACCATCTAACCCATAAGCAGTATCACAAGCCACTACGTAGATGTGTCCAGGTTTTGGCAACTCCCAAATAACAAGCCTATTCGTATGCTTCTCGACCCCTACTTCTTCGTTCCACTCCTTAAGGGAGAGCTGCTTGAACTTCCTCGTGTCTGATCTCCAGTTTCCCACAAAAATAGGCTCTCTCATCAAATTCCTAGTCTTGTCGATACTATCGAGTGAAAAAACACTCTTAAGGCCAAATTGAAAGGCCTCTTCCGGGGAGGAGGGGTATTCTTGGAAAAAAGTCTCCAACCGACCCCTAGATTCAAACTCCTCCCTCATTACCTGATACCACGCCATCTGCCCCTTCGTGATGGTTATGTTATTATCTCTTTCAATCCTAGCGGCTACTGCTTTGGCGGTTTCCCCAATTTCCACCCCCTCGGTAGGAAGAGAAAACTTATCCGCACACCTAAACCACCCGATAAATAGATGCTTAAAGAGCCCCTTTCCCTCTCTGGTGGCTTTGTATTGGTCGTGAAACCAGTTTCCCTGCCCTCCTGCCCCCGTGCTCTCCAGAATGAAGAGAGAGTGGTGTTTTCTGGAAGAATTGAAGGCAGGTTTGAGGTCTGCGTCTATTCCATCCGCATTTACCGGCCCCCAAGTACTCACTTCTGTAAGGTGAGCCGCATCTACTGTCATTCCCTGACCAAAAGTGGTCTTTTGGTTCCCCGAACCCACTGAAACGTCTCCATTTAGCGTGGGAAAGTGCATATTTGTGGCCTTAACTCTATCACTTACTACTGGTTTCATCCACATAGGGAGGTTATCTACCACATTTGTGAATACCCTGAAGAGTTTTAGGGAGTTATCGGGGTGGTCGGAGGCTATTACCGCTCTGGTGTGGTGGAAAAAAAGGACAAGATGGGCAAGAAGGACCTCAGAGATGATAGTTCCACCCACTTGCCGGGATTTTAGCAAAATAAGGGCCACCTTACAGAGCAACTCCCTTTGTTCAGGGTCCCTTTGGTAGAGATCCCAGGCCTTTTCCTCTTCCTTAGAGAGGATATCAAGGAGAAGCTTCTGAGAAGTCCACAACTTAAGTGGTACATTCCTGCCCTTATCATCAGTGATATACGCATATCTATTTGCCCAATAAAGCCAGTCAACCTTAGAAAGTTGAAGCTCATTGAGGATGTATTTTTGAATCTCTTCAGGAAGGGTGGCGATGATGGTGCTAGTTGGAGCCAAACTCCAGTCTACATCCTTCATTCTATAAGCAAAATCATCTATCTCGGTGAGGGTGTAACGGCGCAGCTTTAGATAAAGACTCTTTTCAAGCTGCTCAATACTGGCTTGGACTACTCTCTGTGAGTACATTTAGCCACAGGTAGAAAATCCAAAAGCTACCCAGGCTGAGTTCACTCCTTCACTACCTCAGCCTCTATAATCTCCCCCTCCCTCCCTCGATCCTTTCTATAAAGCACCTCATCACCGGCCCCCATTATCTTTTCAAACACACTATACCCCTCCCCGGCCCCCACCTTTACCCCCACATTCGTAGTCACACTAATAGCAGGGTCCTTCCCCACCATCTTGGTCACTTCTAGCATCTTCGCCATCGCGCTCTCTTTCATCCCACTCTCAAGGGTGATCCCGCTCCCCTCACAGAAGAGACACCCTTCGAGGTCCTTATGGTCACCCGCCCGCTTATGGACCTTCCCAGAGCCCCCACAGGCCCCACAATAGCCCTTCTCAGAGAGGGCATGTTTATAATACTCCTTTACTAGGGCTGGGAGGTTCTTATGGGCCACTATCGCCGCTTCGTACTTCCCCAACTCTATGCACCCCTTTGCATAGGACTTCATGATAGCCACGGGCTCGACACCCTCTTCCGCCAGAACCCGAGCTAGGGACTTTGTACCACTATTGATAAGGGCCTGAAGGAACCTGGATTGCTCCTTAGAGAGGGTGTCCAAAGCCTGCAACTTTTCTATTACATCGTCCTTTCCTCCTACATTCTCCTCGAATCTTTGTACTATCTTTAGGGCTGGACCGGTCTGAACGCCGGTCATTTTTCTGAGGGCAATCACCCCGATTGGCCCCTTTTTACTCTTCGCTACAATGCTATCCCGAAGTTGGGCAGGCAGTTTAGCTCCCACTATCCCTCTTCTCTTCATCTCTTGGTATAGTATCTTGTCGTTGATCGACCCGGGACCGTCTAAACGCCATCTGGCCATAGTCTGCCTCTGCCCCCACTTGTAAGATCTTTTTTATCATCCAAAGCTCCTGGCGCTCCTTTGTATGCCAGTGTTTATTACCCTTCACTTTTTAGACACCCCACTCATTTCCATCAGGATCAAGTGGACCTGGTAGACTTTCCACATCCCTGCCATCTCGTTCATAATAAAGGCTCTTCACGACTGGATTGGGGGCTTCGGTCCCATAGATGACTTCACTCTGATCACCGCCCCTATTGGGCAACTTACCCTTGACAACTCCTCTTGTTCTTAGGTCAAGTTCATACAGCCTTACAAGCGCCTCTAGGGCCTCCCCAATTTTGAGGAGGCCCACCGGGTCGAACAGTTTCAAGGGTTACTTGAAATAATTCTTGCGCCAGTTGTCAAGGGCCACTGCTAGAGCAGTAAGACCAGCGACGGCCAATGAAGAGACCAATCCACCAACAAAGGGGATCCCCCCGGCAGCCTCGACGATAGGGGCTGCCATCTCCGCACTAGCAAGGGCCGTAACCGCCGACCCTACTAGGACAAACACCATGGCCTTTAGGGCCTTGAGTAGCGTAACCTTGTAATCCATGTTTTCTATTTACTCCCTTTTATCTATTCCTAAAGTTATCTCTTGTAATCTTGTCGTTGCCGGTCCCCGGTTTTTCGTTCCAAAGTCCAGCGCTTCTACCAGCAACCAAAATATCAGTAATCTTCCCGAGAAGCCCTCGGATCTTACCCCACAAACTCATTAGCCCACCCTCTCTATGGGGGACACTACATCCCCGCCATCCTTAAATAGTTTATCGAGGGTCTCGAAGTCGATTAGGAAATGACCGCTTCGTAGCTTTCTAGAAGGGTTCCAGGGATTCCAGCTAGGACCCCAAGAATTCGTTCCCCACGCTACTCCCCTCCTGGTGCTAACCCCTCTAAGGAGCCACTCATGACCCCCGGCCACGTAAGAACCTGGGGTGATCTTGACAAACCCTTCAGAGGTGGGGTTGAACATGGAGGAGTACCAGTCCCCACCAAACATAACAGGGCCTCTTGTAAGAACCCACTTTCTCGCCTCTTCCATAGTGGAGGCCCATAGATACCCAGTGGTGAGCCCCCTCTTATGAAGGGCCTTAGCCCCGCCCGTACCACTAGAGCCATATTGAAGTTGAGAGTCACTGGGGGCATTAGCCTCGCCGTCATTCCCAGGATACTCATCAAGGAGAACAATCTCTCGATAGAGCTTGAAGGGATTGAGGAAGGTCTTATGTGGGTTGGGGGAAGCGTGGATAAAGTGAACCGCCGCCTGAGCCACACACGTCCCGGTCGCACCTTGATCTAGGGGGGTGCCGGGGAAGGCCCAAACCTTAAACCCAGGAGCTGGGATGGTCGATCCAGCCAGAGCGGGGGCCATTGGGAACTTGCTATTTCGAGGGTCGATAGAGTTAAGTCGCCCTAGTCCTGGAAGCATTTTCTGTTAAATCCCTTCTGAGCATCCTTGAAAGAACCCACAAGACCTGCATTGCTCCTTGCAGTGTCCCAGGTACTCCATCCTTTTGCCACAAATACATAGGCCCCCTTGTGGCAAAATGCCCATGCCCATAGTGACGAAAGCGGGTAAAGGATGGGGAAAACCCGGCTTGAAGGGGGCCGCTATGAGCATGAGCATTCATAACATATATGAATTCGGAGAGGATGTCAAGGGGAATTGTATTAGGTGAGGGGGAGGGTGAATGGGTTGGCAGGGGGGTGGTGGAATCTAGGGGGGGTGAGTGCCAGAACGTGGAGCTGATTCTAAAGGACTTAGGTGGGGTAAAAACCGACTGGCACTCCCCCATATATACAGTGGATGGTGTACCAGTGCCTATCAATGGAGATAGAGAGAGGAAACGGACTTGAATTTTTGTCGTGCTCCTAGGGGTGCACGAGGAGCCATAGGATAGGGAGTTCCAATGAAGGGGGGTTGTTTGTTGGGGTTTTGCCCTCTTTAAGGGGTGAAGGTGCCGGGGCGGAAAGGGTCGCCCAAGGCAACTCCCCCACCTACCTTTCACCACCTTTTAGGGAGGGTGGTAGGCTGGCACTCCCCCCTAAATATGAGCCATTATGGCTGCCAGGCCAATGAATAGGGGGTTTTCTTTTCTCCCCTTTCCTTGGGGGGAAGGAGAAATTTTGAAAAATTCAATGGACAAATGCCCCCCCTACCCCCCAAGTTGGTGGGGGTGTGGCCCCCCGACAACAGGCTGTGGTCTGACAGCCACAGGTGGGCTAACTCTATATGGCTCAAGCACTTAGAGGTGGCATGGCTCTTGCGTGTATGGCTGGCACGCTTCTTGCCTATGGTAGCGGAGCCACGCCCCCCTGTGGATAACCCCCCTACAGCCTGGCATCAGACTTGCACTAAAGACAATCGCTGGCACTAGGCCCGCGCCGCTCTTTGACACCGCCACCTAACCCGGCCTGAGTACGAAGGCTGAGCCTCAGAGGCTCATCGTCTCTGCAGCCGGTAAAGATCACCCGTTAACGCCCCATCTTCCAACGAGGCTCCCCATGTCAGTCAGCGACCCTAGGCGTGTTTGGTATTGCTGTATCTGCGGCTTCGAAGCAACCCCAGCGCACCGCTACCGAGTGCTATTCGGAGTTGGCCTCACGGGCGCAAGGCATTCCGCCAAGTGAGCATCCTTCAAACGTCAACCCACGTCGGCAGCCAGGCCGATATCAAGACCCGCCACACTCAAGCCTTCGCACTTCGTCATGGCCTATCACAAGCGAACGCTCAGGTTCACCTCAAAGAGTGTTCAACGAGGCGTGACGCTCTGCTAGCGGCTCTCGAAAGGTCCAACCGGCTCCGCTGGATCTGGCTAACTACTCGGAAGCCCGAGGATCTTATCGCCTTCCGAGCCGCTGAACGCGCAGCCAACGCCGCGAGAGAGACAGACCGCAACTTTCACCTTTAGGTAAGCACCATGAAGTCAACGATTTAGCCTACCATCTAGACCGTTGACTTCCTAGTGCTCCCTACACTAAAGCAACTCCTTCACTCTTAGAGCACTTACCCTGACTCAAGTTGCCGAGTCAGTTCTTTGAAAACCTACCAGGCCGAAAGCACTCACCTCCAAAGGTGAAGTGCTCAAGCCTATTCCTGGAGTTAACCCTATGTCGAACGAGCAGAACACGGCCCCCGAGCCTGTCACGTCCTCGACTGACTCGGCACTGGCTGTCAGCATGTCAATCGCGGCTCTCCTGGCCGCGTGCGAGCCGATCATCCAACGGGCAGCCGGTAAGATTGGGGACGCCATCAATGAGCCGATGGCCCCCTATCGCGCGGTCTTTGGAGCGTGTACCTCTCGGAACGTCGAGCAACACAAGCCTAACGGTAACGTGGTAGGCCCCGCCTACTACGAGTACCTTCAGCCGATCTCAGACCCGATCCGTAATCGTACCACCTTGGTAGACGGCGTTCCCGTGGTCGTCGTCTCACATCACGTTTCAGACCGGGGCGAGCTTATCGGGGCCGCACTCGCCGCCCTCACCCTGCACGCCTTCCCCCCGTCCGTCTCACTGAGGAAGGACAGCCAGACAGGCGAGGAAACCCCCTACCTCACAACCTGGACCGCTCCAGCCCGTGCCGTCAAGAAGGCACTTGGTATCTCGACCAAAGCGCAGAACGATCTGGATATCTCCGAAGTCAAAGAGAACTTGGTCGCGATCTGGACAGCAGCAGAGGGTATCAACGGTGGGCCGCTCACCCTGCCCACGGTCAAGCAAACCTCCGAAGGCAAGGAAGCCCGTAAGCCCCTCGTGAAGTTTGCGAGCGTCGAGACAGTGACCTCAGCTAAGAAGGACGGGACCGAGGTCATCACCCCGGCCCTTGTGATCTTCCTGCCGCGTGCCATTGTGGAGCGCGACGGCAAGACCGTTGAGGTTTCATGCACCGTGATCCTGGACGGGAAGTCATTCAAGATGTTCAACTCCGAGCAGGCCGCCGATTCCGAAGCAGTCCCGGTCTTGACTGCCCAGGACGCTGACCGCCCCGCCCCCGCCGCGAAGAAGAAGCCGAAGCCGGCCACCGTCAACGAAGCCGTCGAGATCGCCTAACAATCTACCGTGCCCGCCCCGCCCTATCCACACTTTTTGTGGATAGGCGCGGGGAGTCTAAGGCCACGCTACGAGTGTGGCCCGATGCCTGTCTGGCGAAAGGGGGAAGAGGTAGACGATACCAAGGGATCTAGCCTACAGAAAGGGGGAGGCGTGAGATGAGCAAGAAGGACTATCAAGCGATCGCGGCGGCGCTCAACGAAGTCAAGGGCGTAAACCACCGTGAGGCGTGGGCAGTAATCGTAATTGCACTTGCGGACGTGCTCGCGGCGTCAAACCCGAGATTCAACCGCGCCCGCTTCATCGCGAAGTTTGAGTGTTGCTGCCCCGTGAAGAGGGGAAAGATAGGGCAATGATGGAGATAGAGTCCTACGTACATGAGTGCCAGTGTGAAGGACACGACTGCAAAAACATCGTGACTTGCCGCGTCAGGGGTTGTGTTCCTCTGCACGTCTGCTCGTCCTGCGAACCTAAGCCTGCATGTCAGGTCATCCACGAGTCACTCGAACCGACGGGCCAGACGGTGAACAGCCTTGAAGACCATTAGAGCCAGAGTTCTCTCCTTTTCCATCCTGTGGAGGTATCATACTCCCATCTGGCGCATTCTCATGAAAGGTGGCGAGGAGCCTGAAATCTCCCTATCCCTTGGAAGACTTGTTTTTATCCTCACCTATTGGAGCCCTGTAGGGGAGGCTTTTGAGGCTCTCTGCAAGAAGTAGGGAATAGGAGGAAGTTTTGACCATATTCGACAGGCGCTGGACCTCAGGGGACCACAAGAAGATATTTCTTAACTCCGCTAAGTGTAAGAAATGCAAAACAGTTCTCATTTCTAAGCATCGTCATGACTTTGTGGCCTGCCCATGTGGGAATGCAGTTGATGGGGGGCTTGACTACCTTAGAAGGGTAGGAAAATCCAATCAATTGGAGGAGCTTTCAATCTTGAAAGTTCTAGACTAGTCAAATGAGGGGATAGATAGAAATGGGAGAGTTGAATTTCGAGGTATTAGTACCGAAGATTGACGCGATCTTGGCTCGTGGGCTATCGCATGGTCTTGGCACGCAAGGCGCACAGGTATGCGTGGAGGCGGCGATCTGTGAGGCTATGGGCCTGCCGCATGGTGATGATCCCGGTTGCGTGGCTGCGGATGTTCGAGAGTTCAAGATTCGGCTGAATGATTCCCCGTGGTCAAGCCCCATAGCGCGCGCTGTAGGAATGCGCGACCTAGCAATTGCTCAACTCGGCACCGGAAACTCCTTGTCGGTCGGCCAGTTCGCAGGGTTAGTGGCCGAGAAAACGATCCGCGTGCTAATACCAACTCTGTTTCGGGACGTGTTAAGCCATGACGTGCAGTGCATGGCTGCCGCGGATCTGTGCGAAAAAGAAGGATCAAAGGAGGCAGCCGCCGAGGCAGCCGAGGCAGCCGAGGCAGCCAATGCTTACGCCGCCGCCGATGCCGCCTACGCCGCCGATGCCGCCGATGCCGCCGCCAATGCCGTCTACAATGCCGCCTACGCTGCCACCACCGCCGCCGATGCCGCCGATGCCGCCGCCAATGCCGCCGCCAATGCCTCCTACGCTGCCGCCACCGCCGCCGCCAATGCCGTCAATGCCGTCAATGCTGTTGGTATCGGGGACGACCAGGACAAGTATCTCCTGCTTTCGGCCAAGTTGGCCTTGGATTCCTTGATCGAGCTGAAAGCACCAGGGGTGGCATATCTATGATAAAACTAAACAAAGCGATGAGTCCGCCTAGTCAAGTGACTCTCTTAGCTGTCGAAGCTGCTGCCTACGCCGCTGCCCTCGCCGCCCTCAAGGCTGCCGAAGCTGCCTCTTCCTACGCTTCGGCCAGCGCTTCGGCAGCGGCGGAGGCAGCGGCGAGGGCAGCGGCGAAGGCGGCGAAGTCGGGGGCTAAGATGGCAGCTTCAGCAGCGGCGGCGAGGGCAGCTTCGGCAGCCTTGGAGGCCAGCGTGGAGGCGAATAGATGAAAGCCTTAGTAGACAACCTAACCTACACCTTCACCCTCGATAAGCCAGCACAGGAAGCCCTTGACTACCTTGTAACCCACTACCGCTCCATCTCAGGCTTCAACGTAGGAAGATCAGATGTAGTGCGGAGGCTCTTGACTAGGGAAAGTAAAGCAGTCAAGGGGAATGAAGGCCCACCTACATGGTGATGAGCCATCTAATAGAAATCGGCTTCCTAGACGACCAAAGGGTAAGACACGAGCAACTCTATGCAGTGGGCTCGCGTATTCATCATTTCTACAGTGGTGAAGAGGTGGTTGAATGGATTACCACGCCACAAAACCCTACCCTCGATCTTCTTTGTCTCGACCATGACTTAGGGGTGGGGTTGATGACGGGGGTAGAGTTAGTGCATTTTCTACTCACTCGCCCCAAAAGGGAGCAACCTAAGTATGTACTAGTTCACTCATGGAATCCCCCGGGGGCTACTTTTATGACTAAACTTCTAGCAGAGGGGGGTATTCCCACGGGAAGGTTTGCCTTTTCGGCAGACAAGGGGTGGTTGGGGAAGGCTGTTCTGCACTATGCAGGGATCCCTACACATCATTAAAGGAGGTAGGAATGTGAGGCAGAGATTTCTACACATCATTAAGGGGGGTAGAAATGAGGGAGGAATCTGTGAGGTGTAGTAAACTGAATCGTCTGAACCACAAATGCCGGTGTCCACATCACAGTTGCGTGCACGATGTAAGGTGCAACAATACTGGTTGTGGATCCACCGCCAAGTTGCACGTCTGTACTCCGTGCTACGAGAACAGATATCGTCGCTCCTGTGGCATCCTGGAGCGCTACGAAGATGGGGATCCTGGCTACTTTCTCGTCGACCCGAGCTAGGGGGAAGTAGAGTGATCTCACTACTCCTCGCCTCTGCCCTAGCTGTAACACCAATCATCAAGCCGCTGGCCGTAGATGCTCTACTCATCGGCTCCGTGATGTACGCGGACATCGCCACGAGCCGCGCGGCCCTGGCGTCATGCCCGACATGCCGAGAGGCCAACATGCTGACCAAATCCGAGCGTGGGCAGGTAGTCCTGCACGCCGCCGGGTTCGCGGCGGTCATGACAGCCCAGTATGAGTTTCGGAAGCACGGCCGCAAGGACATCGCTAACGGGGTCCGGTGGGGCCTGGTCATAGCCCTTGGTGCTATAGCAATCAACAACGCGCGCCATGCGAGGATCGGCAGATGAAGCGATGACCGACCAAGACGTGAGGAAGCAAAGCTCTGTGCCGCTAGCGCAGCGCCGCTCTGCCAGCAGAGGCCAAGCTATGAGTGAGCGGGCCTGGTCGCTCGTCATCGAGGCTATCAATG